GGTGTTTCTTCCGGTGTTTCTTCCGGTGTTTCTTCCGGTGTTTCTTCCGGTGTTTCTTCCGGTGTTTCTTCCGGTGTTTCTTCCGGTGTTTCTTCAACAATATACCCAAACTTTACAAACCTGTCGTAAAGTGATTCACCCTTAGAATCTTTACCTAACTCGTCTTTACGTACTTGAGAACCTTTTTTGTAACTTTTTGATTTAATAGAGAATGATCTTTGAATTTTGCCCATGAATTTACTCCTGATTGGAATTAAAAAAGGGACTACAATGTAGTCCCTTTATGCTTTAAGTATGATTAGGTAATTTTGAGTCCGGCAATACCGTTTCTGTTAGAAACTAAGAAACCGATTTGCTCGAAAACTGAAAAACCGATCTGGCGTTTACTTGGCTCGTCCGCTGAAAGGATTGTAAGATCGATACCTACAGCAAGTACACCAAAAAACTCAGGTTCTGCTGTAAAATAAATCTCATCTTTAGCGATTGTGCCTGATGTGTGAATCTGAGCACCGAAGAGTGAACCCATCCAACCAGTTCTAAGAACTTCATTAGATGTGATCGGGTCGAAATAATCTTTACCGATCTTACGCACTATCTTCATGTTAGCCGGGTTCATGAAAATCATGGCACAACGAACATCGCCCCATTGCTCAACTTCACCAATAGCACTGGAAAAGTCATCAATTGAGACATTAGCTTCAGACTCAGTTACAAGTTCATTTTCAGCATCAACGTCATTTACAATCGTAGAGAACATATCAAAAATCTTTTCATCTTCAACTCTGAAAACTTCAGATTTAGCTTTAACCTTAACTCTGTTCTCAACGTCATATTTACGCTCACGAATTTTAGTGAACGGAATTGTAGGATTAGTGGCTATTTCGAACATAGGAACGAAAACTCTTTCACCTTTCACGACTGACATTACGTCTTGTCCTTCTTCACCTATGACATAAGCTACTACATCAGCATCTTTATCATAGTACGGAAGTGCGCCGTCTTCAAGTTCATCAACCATGAACGCCCTACGTCCCACAGAAACATAATCTCTGTATTCTCTCAGAGGTTCCTGCATAGCGGCGGCAATTTGGATTCTACCACTAGCTGTCCTCATTAATTTGGCAATTACTTTGCGTTTTTGTGCTTTGTTAAGTTTCATTATTTCATCTCCCCTTAGTACAGCCTAATAACTACTGATGTATCAGTATCAGCTTTAGGTTTACGAACTTTCGCTACAGGTATGCCACTTCCGGGGTCAGTTTTAGTGAAATTTCCGTCAGCATCAATATAAAGAGTTGTAGTTGCGGAAACAGCAACACCGGATGTGTCTGATGCAAGAGCATCTGTTTCTACTATACCACCACCACTTAAAATTGGGCAGATACCGGAAGCGAATGCTGGAGCATTCTCAAAAGAATACCCAACCACGTCATTGATAATAACCCCTTCTATCGCCTCACCAGCCGATGGGAGAGTTACATATCCGTCTGTATCAATAGTTACACCCTTACCAGCAGAAAGTGCTTGAAGAGTTGAATTTGATCTATCTGTATCATAATCCCCTGTAATAAGTGAAGGATCGATCTTGATAGTTGAATCTTGTGCACCAAACACGTACATAAGTTTTAACATTTTACACCCCTTAATCTATAAAACTAAAAAGATTGCCAACCGCACTGTTGGACGACTTAGTAGTTCTTTTATTTTTCACAAGAAGAGATTTATTCTTCTTTTTAGAAGTTATAGGTACTTCCACTTCTTCTTCCATGTCCTCTTCGAGTTCATCTTCGAGTTCATCTTCGAGTTCATCTTCGAGTTCATCTTCGAGTTCCATATCCTCTTCCATGTCCTCTTCCATATCCTCTTCCATGTCCTCTGCTTCAGATGTCATACCCTCTTCCGCATCCTCTCCATCTTCGGAGTCGTCTTCAATACCGAGATCGGTAAGGATATCTTCAGCGGATACGTCCTCATCGAGTTCTTCTTCCGTCATAGCAGTTACAAGACCAGAAAGTACATCTGTTCTAGAACCGAGAGTCACAAGATCAACAAATATGTCTTGAGTTTCATCGGAACTAACCGCACTAGCGAAAATTTTATTGGTTTTAATTTGACCCTTAAGAGCAACGTAAACTTTTTCCACGTTGTCTTGAATTGAAGCGAGTTTAGAAAGGAATTCTTTACTACTCGCCGCCGGAATAGTGTCTCCACATTCCATAATCTTAGAAGCGATAACTTTAGTTTGTTTATCATACTTACTAAGAAAGCCTTTCAGTTTTTTTGCAGTTTGCTTGCGTAACACTAGCAACCTCCTTTAAATTTTAAATTAATTAAAAAATTATTTTTCTTAATTTTCGATATTAAAGGAGTAAAAACATAATCATTAATATTTAATTAAAGAATTTAGATATTCCATTGAATCATCAGATATTTTATTTTCGTACTCATAAATTTCATTTTTATAAAGAATGATCAAAACCTTTCCGTTATCATCTACTGTCAATTCGTCTATAACATTCATAAAAGACCCCTCCAAGTCATAATCATCCGGGAGAGTTAATAACACACAATCTTTCAAATGAGATATAACTTTATTTTGTTTAACTTTAGGTTTTTCTTTATCATTTGTAGTTGTATAATTTTCTTCAATTACGGGTTGAGCATCACTAGTCTCGGACGTTTTGACGACACCTAATTCATCACAAATTACCTCTTCAATTCTTTTAACTTCCACTTCCATCGGGTTAAAAGAACTAGAACTGGTAAAAGAATCAAATTTGTCATGTTCCACATCAAAATAGAAATTTATAAATTTAAAACCGAATTTGTCGAAAACCTTTTTATTCTCAGATATTTTAGTTAATTTATACAGTATTCCTTCTTTTAAATATTTATCAACAACCACATCTTCTTCATCATGAATAGTTAGTGGTACATAAACGTAATCTTGGTGGATATTTTTCTTAAAATCGTCTATAGATTTATTAGTACTAACGAACGGCATTTTATCACCTAATTCATTTTCTTATTTTTACTTGAAAACTGATGGATTTTTAATCCTAATTTACTTTTCATCAAATTTTTCATAATCACATTGACGTAAGCGTCATATTCTGGCATATTTGTATTCACATCTATTACTTCACAATTTTTATTACTAATATCGGCGATGATACTGACTAAATCATTCAAACACCCAACGGTGACATTTTCCCACTCGTTATTTTTGAACACCTGAAAAACTAAAAGTACATCCTCATCTTCAAATTCATTAATTCCTATCTTTAATTTAAACCCGCCGTCTATTCCTACCTCAATAACCCATACAGGCTCGTGAAAAATTTGATTAGTTTCGTTTATAAGTTCCATTTCGGATTTTCTAGCTGAAGACCACAATATACGTTCTATAAACATCTCTGTAGACTTAAGCCACAATTTATGCATATACTTCTCATCAGGCAACAAGATACTGAAGTTATCCCTTACTACAGATTTAAGATGATCGAAATCTTCAGGTAATTTTGTATCGTAATACCCCTTCCCCACTAAAAAGTTATACATACTCATAGCATCAACTTCTACTAAAAAGTTGAAAGTTAATTCGTTTTGAGAAAAATATTCCACCGCAACTTCATGTATGGCGTGAAATATGGAAGTTGGGTTATTAATATCTATCTCATACTCCGGATAAGCAGTGTCTAGGTATAAATTGAAAGGGACTCTTTCCGATGAGTGATTTTTAACTGAAATTATATCCACGTATGGATGTCTTTCTATTTTATCAGAAAGCAATTTGTAACCTTCTACGGTAACACCCATCGCTCCTTCGTACTTCATGTAGGTTAGAGTTATATCAAATTCCTCGTTCCCTTTTATGATTGTAACCAAATCACCACGCCTGAGATCAGTGACTATGTTCATTCCGTCAACATTGAATTCTTCCCTATCTATACATGGGTATTTAACTGTGTATTGCATTACTTATACTCCTTAATTCCTAGGTATTGGTTTATTCTGTAAACTTGTTTAGCTTGAAATATTGCGTCATAATACGCATCATGAGGATTTTCATTCACTAACTCTTTATAGTAATCTTTAGGTACTAATCTTTTATAAGTCCTATAACAAGCCTCATTATAAAATTTCCAAGGGACATCATGTTTACACTTTTTTAGTGTGTGCCCAAGAATACATAAATCAAATGACGGAGCGTTACCCCATATTAGTCTTAAATTAGATTCAAGATTAACTGAATTTCCCCAAACATTGAACCTACATACGGCATCATTTATATTAAAACGATCACCTTCTAAAAGAATATCTTTTACATTAGGTTGATTTAACCACCAAATTAGAGTGGACGGGTCAAGAGAATAGTCTATTAAACTATTAATATTCACTTTAACATTGAAAATTTTGTCTTCCCATATCTGTCCGGTCAAAGAGTCAAAAGGCACAGCGCATATTTGAACAATTCCACTATCTTTAGCCGTACCTAAAGTTTCGAGGTCAATCATAACGTCGAAAGGTTGTTTAATTTCAGTTATCAACCTGTAATTATAATTTGAAGAAGTTGGTATCATAGAAAATCCTCCAGAAATTTTATTTAAATTTTTATTTATGTTGACTTAATATTTCTATCTTAAGTTTAAAAACACCATCGAAGCTAGACATTCAGTGTTACCACCTATAGCTGTAGCTACCACAACCATAGTTTCAGATAACGTGCCGTCCATATTAACTGTTAAAGACCTTTTTGATCTATTTAAATAATTTGATTTAGAACTGGAATGTCTGTCCGAATTTATATAAGCAGAATAAGGTCTTCGTTTATTGACTCCTGACAACTCAGTCCACACATTGTCCACCGTATATTCACCTGTACAATCGGGAACCTCGTCCCACGTCACTCCGGGGTCGTATTCATGATAATCAACTATGAAAACTTCTAAATGTATAATTATCCCGTCTAAATTCATTACTTCGATGTCTTGTGGAACTAAAGTCGATCTGTTAGTCACTCCATCTATAGCAATCTTAGGTCTTACAGCTATCACCGCTGTTGGAACTCCGTCTAGTAAAGTTATAGGAGTTGTCCCATTATCCATAGACCTTAAACATCCCTTAGAATCTTCTTGACCACCCTCGGATATCACCGAACAACATATTTGTCTTAAATGACCTCCATCGACATTTCCATCTACATTAACTAATTCAACCCTGACAGGTAGATTAGCAGTTTTCATATAAGTAGATAAATTAACGTTAGTATTAGTCCATGCGTGAACCAGAACAGGTTTTCCATTTCTAAATATTCCAAATCTAACTTGACCCACACCAAGCCATTCTAAATCAAAAAAGAAAATTTGGGCTTTGGATAAATCTATATCCCACCCTGAAATACCTTTACCCTCTCTGTCTGAATTACCGGAAGTCGATTCTAGTGTGTCTACATTCCATTTACTTTGGTGGATTAAAGTATCTACCACCCCACCGGAAACGGACGATCTAAGACCTACATGAATTCCATCGCTATTTACTTCAAAATAAACCCCGTCACTATCACAAAAATAACCCAGTTTTTTGGATATACCTTGTTCAATACCCATAAAATTTCCGGTCATTAAAATGAGTTGAGATTTACCGGGTTGATACCTTAAAAATTCTTTAGACTGCCGGATAGCAGTGGAACCTTGAGCATTAGTAACCTCATATAATAGGGCTGATTCGTTGGGTAGATGAACTACATTGCCGCCCACATCAACCTTTTCATTCCATAGAGCATCAAATTTATTATATTGAAACTGACAATCGAAAACATTGGTGGGGGAGGATACTCTATCTCTAAAAAAAGAATCCTTAGATAAAATTCCTATTGCTTCACTATAACTAATACCATCTTCGTAATTCATATGTAGTTCCTCTCATTACTTATATTTTTATTAAATATTATGAAGTAAAACGTTTTTGATACTTATTTATTATTCTTTTATAAATTTGAGAAATATTACCGGGGGTAACACCGAAAATCTCGGCAATTTCAGCTTGTGTTTTTCCTTCCAAAATGTACTTTAAAACTTTATATTCAGTCTTTGAAAGTTCAGTCTTTGAAAGTTCACGTATTAAATTTAAAAGTTGTTTATTTATAGAAATTGACTCCGGATTTAAACTTCTATTATCAATCAATTCAGCCCCGTTTTCTACAATTTCATCGTACGAATAAAAGTCTTCCAAATGCGGACTTAATAAAAATTCAATATATGATAATTTAAATTTTGGAAAATTTTCATGAATAATCTCGATCGTGGGTTTTTTATCATTTTTTAAGAAATAGTCGTTTACAAAATTCATTATACTTTTTCTGTATGCGTACGCCCTATGTCCTAAAAAGCCATTTTTTCTAACATAGTCAATTATAAACCTTCTAACCTTAAATTTAAGATAACCGTTTATATTTTTATCCTTAGGCGGGTTATTTATAACCCCACATAGACATAAATTAGCTTGTGCGATTATATCCTCAAGGTCGTAACCTGCTCCCAAAGAATAATGGTGATACGTACTAATCGCCAAATTCTTAGTAAGATTTATTAAATCGTCTAATTTGACATCTTCACTCAATGTACCACATCCATATTAAATTTACAAAATAATTCGTGGGTTAACGACACTGGTCTATCCAACTCCATAACGATAACACCGTCTTCGTATACTACAATTTTAGTGTTGCCTGTGGGTAAACTATCTAAAATCTCCTCAGCCTCTTCCGTTAATTCAGATATATTCATAGACATGATACGAGTATAGGGTTTATACGTATTGATTAGATCACCCACGAAACGGTTGAGTCTACCCTCTTTAAGGTATTTAAAAGACGAAATTAAAACCAGCTTAATTTGATCTGAACCTGTACATTGAATAGGGAAATTCAAAGCTGTTCTTTCCATATAAGCTTTCATTTTAAAGTTTTTTCTATCATTGATTAAAGGAAGGTATCTAATTCTGCCAAATAAATCAGTGACACATTCGTTTTTAATTCCTTCTTTCACTTTTGATTTAATATATCTGGTAATTTTAGGAAGTCCGGCGTAATATCTAGATACAATTTCTATAGCTTGTTCTTTAGTAATATTAAGGTTTTGGGAAACTGTGTATTCCGTACCGCCATACAACAAAGCGAGTCCCACCGCTTTAGCTTTAGCCCTCAAGTATTTTTCATGATAATTGATAGCCGCATCGCCCTCTAATTCAGCTCCATTTTCAATTGATTCTACCTTTTCACCAAAGTAAGCCTTTTTAGCGTGATCTCCGTAGATTCCATAAGTAGTAGCTGTGTGTGAATTGCCTATAGGGGGGTATATTATCTGTTTTTTGTATCGAGACGTTTCTTGTAAAAAATTTTCAAATTGTTCTGACATATTTTATCACCTAGAAAGTTGTGTGATTATTTTTAAAAAGGTTAGTGGAGGAAGTTAATCCTCCACTATTTTACCATTTTTATTTTAATTCGTTATTCTCAGATACTATTTTACCATTCTTCTACAATCTTCATGTCAAAATCTTGTATATATCCATGAGAAGACTTTTTAGCTATATGTGTTACAGATTCCAATTGGGGGTTATCAGAGTCCTCTTCAAAAGAAAATTCTAAAACTGAATTGGTGTTATAAACCATTTTAGCCCCTGCTTTTTCAAGCATTGATTTGACTTTGCGTTTGTTGTCATGATTTTTCCAATTAAAATAACAAACAATGAAATACGAGTTCACTACGGATGTATTTTCTTTTTTTGCTTTAAATATAAACATTTTATAATATCTCCTTTTATAATTCTACTTTGTACTTGTCTAACTTTTTATCAATATACGACAAAGCAAAAATCAACTGATCGGTTGTATCTTCGATCTCGTCTCCGTATTCATTTAATGCTTCCTCTCCATCGTCGTTCAGGTAGTTTAACAAAGTTAAACCGTCCTTTAACAATTCATCTACATAACTCTTCAGAAATTTTAAACCTTCAGGACTTAAGGTTTGATCACCTGTCACACTTATAGCATCCACAACTGAGTCCATTATAACCTTCTTAGTTATTTTTATTTTAGAATTCTGTTCTTTTTTATTAGTAAATACAAACATTTTTTACCCCTACATAAATTCCTTTATGTATTTTTTGATCGCTTTAACGGTATCTTTATCAAGGAAATTGGCTTTAAAATCTTCTTTGGTAATCTTGTTGCGTGGGATGCCGCCTTTAGCCCCCGTACCAACTAAACTCATATGCTGAATCTTTTTAGCTCTGGCTCCGTCTATTCTAACCCAATAAGACCAATTGCCATTACGGTCATAGCCTACTTTATCAATCTCGATTCCGTCACCTATATCAACTGCCTTAGCAACTGATTCTTTGTTTGCTCCAAATATAAACATCTTTATATCTCCTTTACTTTATAATATTCTATATAATCAAAATAACCCATTTCCATCATTTCTTTAGAAACAGAATCACTGGGAATTCTAACATCTTTGTCGTCCATCCTATACTCGATAACTTGATTTCTAAAATTAAATTCCTTTCTAAATTTAGAAAAGGTGTCTGTTAGTATTTCACCGTTCTTATCTATCAAAATTGCGTGGATAACCCATTTGTTATCGTGTACCACTACTTTATTGATAGGATTTGTGCCAACCAATCCTACAATATCCGTGTCTAAATTTCTTTTTTTAATACTCTTGGCAACCGCACCATAACAATCTGACCTGTTCGGGTTTTGAACATGTTTCAGAGCTGTCTCAGGTGATATATGTGCACCGGGTAAACCGACTAAAACTTTCATTAATAATCCCGTTCCTCTAACTTGTCCGTCATAGCTTCATATATATAATACGTACCATTTTTTGGGTTATAAAGTTCAGATGTGTAGTTGTCTCCATAATCATCCGAACATACATATTTGACCTTATTGAGAATAACAGTATCGCCACTTTTTATATCTGCGGAGTCGCCCCCTTTATCTAAATTAATTGTTTTACTAGAATTTATATGTTTAAACATTTCCATTTGTTGGAGACGTTCTTCAGCTTTGCCCTTAGTGTCATAACATCCAAATTTATCACCCGACTCAGAATATACGCACCATTTGGACTTAACTTTTCTGATATACGCACCTATTTTCTTTTTGGCTGATTCACCATTAATGAATATTTTCATTTCACCACCTTAAACTCGTTTCTATCCAACCAAACCTTCATACCATTTTTAACCTTTTCTTTTCTTTCTAAAGCTTTAATTGGCATTTTAAAGAACAATTCAGTGTTTTTAGGAACTTCTAATCTATAAGCCGCAACCGCACCTCTAAAAGCCGGATTAGGAACCCAACTCTGCTCATAAAATTCTAAATATCCATTGTTGGAACTTTTACTTTCATCACTGATTAACGCCGCCACAACAGAATCTCCATAATTAGATTTGTATCTATTACCTAATTGAAACTTCATGTGTACGCATTCATCGGTGTCGTCTTCTGAAAGAGCACCGCATTTAGAACATTTGATCACGTCCGATACGCAACCCATAGACGAAGTATTTATATCTTTAGACAAAATTCTTTTTAGAATTGATTCATTAGGGGTTTTATTGATATTGGTTGCCATCAATACGTCAACGAAAGAAACAATTTCATTAGCAACCTTTACGTCCCTACATCTAGCGTTTACTATAAACCCATAAGATTCTCTAGGGTCTTGAATATGGTTGTAATAGTTGTGTCCACCTATGAAAGTGTCATAGTATTTCTTAACAACCGAAGTTTCCCAAGAATTGCCATTGTCATTTACATAATTAGCCGTGGACGAAGTGATTGTATGACCGTTACTGTTTACATTAACTGAACATAATGCTACCGACTGAGAAAAAACCCAATCTGATGAATTACATGAGATTACTATATAATCTGAAGATGATTTTCTTGTCTTCTTAGCATTAGACGGAGTAATCATTGGAGCTTTAAGTGGACTAACTACCTCTTTATTTTCAGGAATCTTCTTTTTCTTTTTCTTACCCCGATCTGGATTAGGACTTTTTAATTTAGGTAATTTTTTATCATTTCCGAATGCAAACATTATATACCTCTTATAATTTATATAAGTTTAGTTACAAAACCTAGAAATGAATTAATTATCATCATCAAGTCCCATGTCTTCCATGTATTTCTTCTCTTCTACAATTCTGGCGGCTTCGTCCTCAGGATCGATTCCTATATATTCCATGAACGTTTGATTAGAAACTTTTCCATCACCCACTAAATTTTCTAAGGTATCTTTGAAATCTGATGTATTAACTATAGTTCCTATTCTAAAATTAACTTTAGGGTAGATTGGTTTTAAGTTGCCAAACACATCTGACGAAACAAACCCCTTTTTAATAGCTATAGGTTTAAATATTTGGTCTTCTAAGAATTGACCTATATCCATTCTAAATATGGCAAACTCCTCGTTTAAAACTTCAAATTTAAGGTATGAACTACCATAAGAGTCGTCCCCGGAAACTAAAGATGTTGGAGTCCCTGTTCCTGTTTGGATATTTTCAATTGCATCTTCCATTAACGTAGAATTATCCATTGAATCTTTAACAGACATGTCTAAATCTTCCGTGGAAACACTATAATTAACAGCAACCACGTTACCCTCATCCGGGTTAGATGCTGAATCTAAAATTGCTTGTTTCAACTCCTCAAGTTGATCATCAGAGATATCTTCATCAACGCTGAGTACGAATATTTTACCGTCCATCAGTTTCATTTTATCTTTTTCTTTAAGAACTGCGGTATGATATTTTATCAAATCGTCTAAGATTGCATCCATTATGTTAGTGTTTACTCCACAGACGTTTATACCATCCATATGAGCCATATATATACCTTCATCGTTGTAAGGGTCATCATTAATTCTAAGATTAGATTCAGACTCTTTAATTGAATTAATATTTTTCATAACATATGAATATGTATACCCAACCTCGGATAAATCTTTAACTAAATCTTTAATATCCTGACCTCCCCGGTCACTGTAATACTCTTCTATATAACTTGATCTGTTTATTTCATACTCGTTGTAATTGATTTCTTCATTATTAAATATGGCAGATATATCAAAAGGGTTTATGACTCTCATAGACTTAACCCCCTTGTAGTCTTTGTTATAATTCGGAATAGTAGCGTTGATCACCGCATCAATTTCGTCATAGGTAAGACTATTTTTATCTTTATTATATTTACCTACTAATTCAGAAATAGCATCGTTTTGTTTTTCAGTGGTAATTCTAATTTGTTCCATAATAAAATCATCATCTTCAACATCGGTTTCTTTATCTATATTGAAATCGTCCTCGATTAAAATCTGACTTTCGCCGAAAATCCAGTATTGTAAAACAGCTTGATAAACCACTTTTTTCCAGTTATGTTGGTTTAACATACTTTTAAAGAAAGAATACACATAGTCTTGAACTATATCATTATTGATTTCAGGCTTTTGTATTCCCATGTTAGACATAGGGAGATTAGTCTGAATGTTGACTATTCTTCTTAATAGTGGGTTATATGTAAAAAAGTAAATATATAAATACTTTTTTTGGATTTCGGATAACTTTGCCGGGGACGTAATGCCTTCTTTTATTAACTCAAAAATTTTCTCACCCTGAATCAATACTGAATTAGCGTTTTCCAAGTCATTTAAATGACTTTTTTCAAACATTGAATCTATAGCATTACTGGCTGTTTTTTTATCCGATTTAATAAACCTATTAACTTTAAATTCCTTCTTTTTATCATTTTCCATTTTAGATTAACTCCTATCCAATCTTTCTAGATAAATCTCTATTCTTTAATGAGACTTTTTTATTGTGTTTCCTGACGGCTAAACCGTTGGATTTTTTGGAAACGTTTATTATTCTATCTTTATCAGGGTCGTTATGACAAGCCAACACAGCCTTGAACATTGAGTTCAGAAGGTCATCTTGTCCAGTAGGGTCTTCAACTTTTATATACTTACCTGATATAAATTCCTTAACATTTGTAATTTGATTTAATAAAACTTGGTCGTAAGGATAAGCAATTCTACCGTCCATTAATTGGGTTTTAAAAACCATCGCCAAATTCGTGTTTGAGGATTGAGATGCGTTTATCTGAAGTAATTTCTTTTCTTTAATACCCCGTTTTGTCAACAATTGTAGAAGTATCGCCGCAGACCACTGATCATAATTTATAGTCTTGGGATTAAATATTTTGTCCAAATGGTAAATCCTATCTATTAGAAAATCTATAGACAAAGTCCCCTCATCTGGGTAGTGGTATTCTATATAATCAAATACATACACCCCGTCACTTTTCATTAGAGGATTTCCCTCTTTATCTAAAATTAGAGCGTAATTAATCTCATCTTCTCCGTCAAATCTGACTGGAGTTCTGACAAAATTTTTCGCATAATGACACATGGTTATGGCAGTAGCATCTGCAGAAAGTGCTAAGTCTACCGCCATATGGTATCTCAATGACGGATTAGCGTTTAAACTACCTAATTTGTTATCTATCGATGCTTTTATAATATTAATATTATTAATCCACGTAGACATTTGTTCAATAAATCTAGCCCCGTACTCCTGCCAAAATGAACTTTCTGATTTAGCATACATTTTCCTGAGTAGAGCAGATGAAACTTTTGGGTTTATCCACCATGAAGGTATATTTAAAACCAATACTGACTTATCACCTTTAGAGTCTTTTTTAACATTCCAAGTCTCGCCTTTTTTGCCATTAGGGGATGTGATAAAAATTGATTTACCGAAAGTAGTTCCATCGGGATTTATAAACCCTGAAGTAGAAGGAGTCAATGCTTCATATAACTTTTTATCCAACGGGTCTTTTTTGGTCGAATGTTCAGAGTCAATAAAGTGAGCGTACTCATCAGATATCACAATAAAATTAGCTGAACCTCTGACGGACGGTGATGCCGCAAAAACTGAAACGAAAATTCTACCTATCCCTGATGCTAAAGATGACCCTTTAGAATTTAATTCCTTTTTGGTTTTTAAGAAAAATCCGTCTGATGCGGGTTCTTTGGTAACTAAAAAAGGCTGGAACCATTTGGAACTGTATACCATCGAAGACAACTCTCTCAATTGTCTAGATGCGTTCTTAGTTATATTAGAACAAATTGAAATACCTATCTCAGATGCTTCAACTAAACCAAAATACCTTTGAGGGGAATCTTCACATAAAATCACATAAATTGAGTATGCGGATATGATAGATGAAAGAGTAGTTTTAGTTCCCCTTCTACCTATGATCAGGTATAACTCGGTTAAAGGGTCATCAAATTCCTTAGAATTTATGTATCCTTCATTGTATAAAAAATCTAAAAATTCAATTTCAGAATTAAAAATTCTGACAACTTCTTCATTGAATTTATCTCTAAGTATAATTGGGTCGTGTGAAATATCATCTGACAAAGGTATAGAAAAAACTAATTTCAACACAAATTTTTGAATAGGGTATAACTTGATATTTAGATGTACAGATGACTGACAAAATTCAATTATATCAAGTTTTTTATTTGTTTTAGAAATTTCGCCAACTAAATCGCTCAATGGCATAGAATTATTCTCTTTTTATTTATTTTTTAACGGGTTATCAACATCATTTACCAAATTGGAAGCTATTGTTTTCAATTCTTTATTCAATTTTTCTTCAAATCCTATTAATCCCGCAGACAAAGAATTGGTTACGGCTCCTACCACATCTTCTTCTACCCCAACTTCTTTTAATGTGTCTAAAAAAACTTCAATCAAGAAATAAAATCCTCTCTGGATTTTAGGGTGTGTAAAATCAATATCATCGGAAATCTCTATGCTTCTCTTTTTATATAAAGAATTAGAAAGATTATTACTCAGCCTCGATAGATTTTTGATTATATCATTTACGTCTTTTAGAGACAACAGAAACCTAGCCTTGGCTTCAGTATCCGAATTTTCGTCTAGATCATAAGTCTTGAGGATTGCATCTAACTTATGCATCAATGTCAACTGATACCCGTGTAAAGAAGATATCACTTCATCGAAATCTGGATTTTTATTTTCCATCAAATGAGTCAGTAAGTTAGACTCATTGAGTTTATTGCTCATACTTTAATCCTTTATAGTTTTAACTAAAAGACGAATTTTGTTTTTTCTAGCCTCTTTAACTTTACTTTTATTGAATTTGTCAAAAAATCCGGCATCTTCAAGTATGCCCACGGCTATTTCCACATTTGACATCTTATCAAAATCGTCAAACACTTCTTCAACATTTGAAATTCTGGCTTTACTTATGAAGTGATTATAGAAGTTGGAAATCTTGCAACTCCTAAAACCCTTGCCGTGAAATTTTTCAAAAACTGAGTTGAATGTAGACTCAGAAAAATTATCAATAATAGGTATACCCTTCCAAGTTTTACCGTGAGAAGTATTAACCACATAAATATTTTTAAGCATATTGGAGTCAGCATAGAAAATTTTAGTAGCACATGGAATAGTATTGATATAATTTTTAGACACTAACACCCCGGATGCAACAAGATCGATAAAATCTCTGATGAAATCTTTTTCTGCGTACCACTCATTGAAATTTATGTCATAACCTGTGCATTTCTGAATGGCTTCACCAATAGCACTAATAGCATCCGCTTGGTAATTTACTAAACCAACCACCAACTTAGGATTTTTAACTAAAACTCCGTTTATTAAGTCTATCACTTCATGTTCTTGGAATTCCACTTGAATTTCTTCATCGTCTGAATACCCCGGTCTACTTAAATCCAGTTCAAAACCATCTTTTGATAGGTCTACCATAAAAGAACTATGATCTTCGACATCGAAGTTTATATCTCTTAAATCCATTTCATTATTTAAAAACAGTTTGTTATCTTTATCTTTATTAAACATATTCATCCCCGTATTATACTGGTGACACTACGTATCTTCCAGCACCAACCGCCTGTACGTCCCACATAACATTTCCAATGTTAATAAGCTCATTTTCATCCTCAATACTAGTGTCAATAAGCTGTTTAACAAAGCTAGTGCCAGCACCAGAAAATTTTTTCTTGCCGAAAGAAATCATAAAAGTACCGTCAGCATTGTGTGTTACTTTACCACCCGCCTTAGAAAGTCGGGAAGTTGGAAAATAAACCATTTTGTCATTTGCGGTTTTACTAGTAAATTTTTTTCCTTTATTGGTAGAATTTGTTATAAAATTATCCACGGTAGAGTTATTATTAAATTCAAAGTTCATTTCATATTCCTCACTATTGAAACTAAATTTTGACTATCTTTCATCAAAACATCCTTATTACATATCAACTTTTCCATATTGTATCCTAAATCTTTAACTCTAGGATTTATAAACAAAAAACTTCTATCGCAATTTGAATTGACGAAACTATCTAGATTACGGCTAACATAAAAGGGGTTGACTTTCACTGGTGAGAAAATATTCACGAATAAATTATCGTCTTGGCAATAAACTACACCTCTATGTTTGGTTTTAATGTGATGACCCATAAGATTCAGCACAAACTCTACTGGTATAATTTTAAAATGTATTATATAAATTAAATACGATCTATTTATAGCACTAAATGTATAACTGTGATTATAATAGTCCACTACGTTTCTTTCATTACCCCAATGACTCACGTACGCCCCACAAACACCACATCTTTGATTTTTTATATTGATATGAGAGCATTTTGAATTACCACCTATTACGTCCAACGGTCTTTTATCATTACTCCATAAGTTGATTATAATACCTGAATATTTATTTTCAGGTATACTCCTATAAACTTTACCTATTTCCATCCATCTTTTTCCACATGAAATCACTATAGTTGTTCATTGATAAAACGATTTCTAAATATTTGATATATCTAGATGCCATATTTTGTATAATTTCCGCATTATGTTCATCTATAAATATGGATTCTTTAATTTTCTGAAAATCATGTACGCCGTTCTTTTCTATTACAGATAATAACTCGTCAATAGAAGGTGCTAGAGATACAGCGGTAAGTTTAGTAATTGAATTCATTATCCTTACCCTCACTGCGCCTTCCGTTATATTTCCTATAATTTTAGTAGTCATAGAGAATGTTTTAGTGTTATAATATATCAAAAGAGTTTCTACTTCATTAGGAGGTAACATTTTATATAAATCTTCTCTGAGTATTTCCCTATCAGATTCCGGACGAATGACCACCAACCTCAATTTTTCTATCCCTGACTTAACTTTTTTAGATATTCCATATTGGGACATATCTAATATTTTCCCCACAGATAATTGAGATGCTCCACACACTAAATTGGCATAAATTACGTTAGCAGAAACCCAGTACAAATCATCCAACAAATGTTTAGCGAATGGAAAAGCACTTTGAAAAATGTCTTTTATAGATTCCTCACCCTCAGTAGGAGTAAGCGAAAATACCCAGTTCCAGAAAGCATCGTGTTTGTCGTTGTTAAAATAGTCCATTTTATTACCCGTATAAAATTTTGAAAAAGAAATCAAAATTTTCTATATAATCTTTTAGTGATTTATGTTTAAAAAATTCATTTTTAATTTTATCGAAATCAGGAATGACGTTTTCCACAAAAACCATGTTATTTTTAGTATTTATAATTTTATCCAAATCAGGTTTATATTTTTTAAATCTATTATAAATATCGTCTATATTGTTATGTTTAAAATATTGGATTAAATTCTTTAATGATATACTTTCTTTAATTATACCTTGTTGTTTTAAATATATTATACTATGAAACAAATTTTGTTTGTTTGTAATATAATCAGAGTTATGTCTTACAATTCTGCCGTCATTTTCAAAAAAGATATAATTATAATATGCGTTGAGAAAATATTTGTTGGTAAAAATATAATTGCCAACTGGTAAATTATCAGAAGTGGGAATCATCAAACCATTGCACATATTACGTACTTCTTCATTGGGATTCCATATTACTATACGTGTTTTATTGAACTGAAACTTTAAACGAATCAAATATGAAACTAAACTGTGTATATTGGTACTATCTAGTACTTCGATTAAATATTCACAATCCACAACCAAACACTTAGACGATTCTACGGACACACCGTCATACCTGAAATAATCGGGGTCAGGATGTTTGAAAACTAATTTATTCAGTACTTCTATTTCATAATTGATATCACGCATTATCAATTTACATTTATACGAATCTGTCATATGGTCGGTTATAGTAAATATCAAGTTGCCGTAATCTTTAATCTTTACCAGATCACCGATATTGAAATCTGATTCTTTGTCTTTAATATTACTAACAAACTTAATAACCTCCGACTCATCAGAAGAATATTTTAAATCTAACAAGTCGTGTTGAACCATAAGTTCCTCAACCTTGTCATAATCTTCCCTAATATACAAATAATCGTTTATATTTTTGTCGTCTTCCGAATAAATGATTGGAAGAATTATTTTATTATCTGACTTATCAGCTACTTTGATCAACCTATCCACTACACTCTTTGAAGTGTCATTGAGTAAGAATATATTATATTTCATTTTAAACTGCCTAATTTTTTAAATTTACTATTCAATTCATCCAAACCTGATGAAACCACTGATTCTTTGACTTCATCAATATTCTTGACAAATCTCCTTTTTGAAATAGTTTTGTCATCAGCCTTAGCCGTAGATCTTATATTTATAGTGTTTAAACACAAAACCAAAGAATTTATAGAATTGGGTTTGTATTTAAGAATCGCATCTGTCAAATCTTTTAACATAGGTTCAACCAAACTATAAGTTTTGGACATTAACCCTTCAGACACATATATAGGTTTATTATAATTGAAAGTATAATCTGAAATTACGGACAACACACTTTCAAATACATCATCATCTGGATACTTGTATATATCCATTGTCATTTGTTTTAACTTATCTATAGCGGTACTGGTGATAAATTTGGCAATGGTATTATATTTATTGGTTATAATTATATCCCTAATTTCCCCTAGGGATGATGAATACAAATCCACCATCTTAATAGCCTCCCTCAAGGAACCTTTGGAACTAGTTACTATCTTATTTATAGATTTATCCTCATAATCTATTCCTTCTTTATTGCATATGTCTATTATAAAATTTTTAATATTCACGCCAGATATAGAATTAATCTCAAAATTAAAACACCTAGTCGTAATTGGTTGTAGGATGCTTTTAATATCTGTAGTCGTGAAAATAAAAATGGTTTTATTATGCCCAAACTCCAATAAATCTAAAAACTTTGACATAGCCGCAGAAGAAACCCTTTGAAACTCGTTTATAACAATGACTTTGAATTTACCATTTACAATCGGTTTTTGAGAAGCTAAAGCTAAAATCTTAGACACTGATTCAACGGAATTATACTCTGCACCATCGAACTCCATATAATCTAGATACGAACCTTCTAAAAATTTTTTACAATACTTACATTCATTGCAAGGTTCTCCATCTACAGGGTTATCACAGTTTATAGCTCTTGCAAATATTTTTGCTAATGTCGTTTTTGACACTCCTCCCACGGACGAAGAAAATATGAATTCCCTATTATACTTAAAAGTTCTATTTCTAATTATTCCTTTTAAAATAGTGGTCGTATAATTTTGACCTACCACCTCACTGAACTTATTAGGTCTGTATTTATTATAAAGCCTGTCCATTATATTGTCCACCTTAATTTCAGAAGAAATTCTTCTATATTAGACGATTTTAATAAAAACACTGATATTTTAAGTAAATTTTTTATAAAATGCTGATTGGACATCAATTGACCATAATTTTTATTAATATACTCAGGAATCGTTCCTTCTACTATAGACGTAACTATATTTACCACTGAAGACGTGTCGTTTTCGTAATAAAAAACTGAAACTAATTCTCCCAACTTATCAAAAGTAGGTTCAGATATAAAAGTTATGATTACCCTATATTTTTCTTTTAATGGGTATTTGATTTTATAATTCTTATTGATTAAATTATCCGCTATGGTTCTATTAAAATTCCCATCGGCATCATACCCGGACTCTTTAAGTATCACAAATACAGTATATTTATCATCGACTGGCATATTATTTATAATTCTGGATTGATTACAATATGAAATCAGCTCTTTATCTTGAGTTTGGTATATTTCAGACAAAATTACAAAGATCTGATCGTCTAAGTCGATTTTTGTGAAATCTTTACTATGGTGCGGTTGTCTTCTGATTATATATTTCTTTCTTTTACCTATATAAGATGGTAATTCTGAATCTGAAACTACGATATAAGAACCTAAAAGAGAAACTCTATCAAATACATTGACTTGTTGGTTTATTTCAAGTATATAATTCTTAACTAAATTAAACAAAAAATCGGATTTTGTGTCTATTATATAACTAATTTTTGGTTTTATCACTCGTCATTTTCTCCAAAGTTAGAACCACGGCATTCAATAAGTTGATCTTTTTGTTTTTAAAATCAGCCGTATACACTTCTAATTTTAGTTTAGAAATTTTAGGGTTTTCCATTATACTGAACTAGACGTGTAATAAACGTTATAACTGTGGAAATCCCACAAGACGACTTTATCCTTTACAGGTCTTGACATTACACTACCACAAACAGAACCATCCAAATCAAGCAGTATCTTTATGATAGAAACAACTAATTCGTCTGGAGCATCTGTAAACACTAAATCTAGCTCTTCATTAAAATCTACGGTGTACATAGTTCCACCGACTTTAAGTTTATACTTGCCAGACCATCCATATGGAAGAAGATAATATTTGTACTCTGTGTCACCTATAACGATTCTTTTTGGTTCTAAATTAAATTTTCTAACTAAATTAGATGCGATTCCAAACCCATTCATTATTTTCCTCCAGTACGCCGTTTATATATGAAACCACGATTTCTATATCTTCATCATTCGGACATGTGTACATATGTTTTCCACTAAATTTAGCCATAAGCCATACATTAAGCTCTGGATAATTTTTAACCTGGTAGAAGAATTCACCTAAAGCTTTAGAAATTTCACTAAAACAGTCAGACGAACCTTCAGTTTCGGATAGTTCTAAAACATCGTTGGTGTACACTGTATATGAAATTATTTCAGGGTAAATGCTTTCTATATGCCCATATTCCACGAGTCTACCCAAATTTATGGCTTCCGGTTTGAGGTGGTTTTCTGGTTTAAATTTTTTCATGATTAGTTCACACCTAATTTATTTCCTATTGAAACACATTCCCAACACTTAGAGGTGTTAGGCAGAGTTTTTTGTAACTCTATATTTTTTAACATTTTTTCTTTGGTAAAGATATCCATGTTTTTAAGATGTTTAATTTCAGATTTGTTTAAACGCTTTGCCCATTTCGGTACTGCCATGTAAATACCTCCTAATTTTGTACTTTTTTATAAAATTAGAGGTATTTAATTTTTAATATTAGAAAAGGTGGGATTGCTATTGTCCCACCTTTTCGCACTATAATGGAGGAAATTATATGAGAGGGTTTATCGATACCCTTGTTTATACCTTTATAAAACCTATTTTTTAATCGTATTCCTCTATATCCATTTCCAGTTCGATATATTCTGACCTTTTAGCACCTGTACCCAAATATGGAACAGTTGCCATATGTTGAGTTTTAGCCCAGTACTGATTGAGCATTGTCCACTTAACAAATTCAGCAACTTTAGGATATTTATCTTTAAGTTCAGAATATTTCATTTTGCCTGAAACACCCTCTATAGATGCATCAAGGTAATTCACGAAATTGATCGTAATATGAGTGGGCATACATGACATCGTTGAATTACGGAGTTGGGCAACGGAACGCCCGAAGACCCTTCTCACTCGTTTGGTAAGTGATGTTTGTTCCTTAATAGGCACTTCAGAACCCGCATATTTAGTAACATCCTCCCAAGAGAGTTCTTCTTGATCTGGATAACACTTACCGGATGTACCCAAAGAGACTTTAGCAGTGATAGTGTGAGACTTATTGGATTTATTAATCCATAGATTCCAACCATGATCATAATAACGAGAAACTTCCTCAAATGTGAGACTTGTATTATCGAAAACCATTGAGTGATCTGGATTACGCCCACCAACGGAAACTAAAACATCTTGTTCGTTTCCGGATTCTTCTGAACCGTCATCAAGTTTAAATATGATATTTCCATTGGCAGTAGATGCGTCACCCACACGAATAGGGAAAGTTCTAAGGTTGAGAAATACATTTCCGATTAATTGGTGAGGAACGAATGACAATCCCGCAAAATAAGTTGGATTTATTGATCTACTGGTGCTAAAAGGATAAAATTTATCTACCCCATTATGAGCTTCAGGGTTATTAAAAACTAAATCCATAGAAAGATCAAAACCCTGTGCAGTTTCAAGAACTCCAGTTTCACCTTTTTGAAGCCACTCAATAACAAGTTCGTTAGTGTTAGCTATATAAGGTTTAAGTTTCTCAACCTGATCTGCAGTTACAAGACCCGGAACTCTCATTACTTTCATACCTCTAGCCGCTCCACCGCCCGTCATGGTAGAACCTAAATATCCCAAATTCTCTTCTTCCCATTTAACATTAGCACCTGTAATGACTACCATATTTGGGTGAATAAAAAGCCTTTCAGGGTCGTCATATCCCCAATCTTTCATTTCCTCAAGCATTTTGGGGAGACTGATCATTGCATCCGCACCCATAACTACCTTACAACCTGAAGTACAAGACGTGGGTAGAGCGTTAAACTTATATTCCGTGAAACCATTGACTGGTTCATCAAAACACACTATGTGAGATGCATTGTTTGAATTTTGTGAAATAGCAAAATCTACCTGTTCAGTAAATGCTATAAGATCGTTAAATTTAGCTTTACCACTACTTCCTGCGGATGCATCAATACACCCAATATTTAATTTTCCCTTCTTTAAAAGATCCATATTATTTCCTCCGTAAAAATTCATTTATTCACTTAGCAATTCTACAAATTGTTTTGCTTTGTATTCGAGGTCTTCTAATGTTCCAGTGTTATCAATTTCTACATGATAACAGTAATCTTCCACATTTAAATCAGATTTATTACTGATACCCTTTAACACCTCCTCTTCATTGTCCCTATAGATTAAGACAGTAACAAATCTAATGTTGTTATTTTTACAATAATCAACCATGCGCTGAATATTGTAAGGTTCTCTCACATAATAAAAGAACATTGTAGCTATATTTTGGTTATAAAAATCAAAATTTCTGATTGCTTCGTTAAATGTAAAATCGTAAGCTTCATCGGCTAATTTTTTGAAATTAGCTAGGAAATCACGGTCTCTGGCATCCTTTCTAGATTCGTCATATCCTAAAACCTGAGATAAATTCTTAATTGTTTGGATAGATGAATGATTATACACCCATTTGAACTTAGACTCTTTGTTTGTGTCCACTACTTTACTTACAAAGTCAATGAACGTATCTTTTCCTGGTCTTGGATAACCGTTAATCATTATCATTATTGAATTTATATTGTTCTTCATCTATTCTCCTTTTAGCTCTTTTTTCAAATTCCATGAAGTGATACGCCACTTCTACATTATTGTCCATAAATGCTTTAATAACAAAAGCTGATAAAGATGAAAATTCGCAGTGGCTGTCAATTTTAACTCTGACAGCTTCCTCCCCGTCAATTTTTGTATTTTCAACTTGACCAACGAGTAAGAATGTTTTTTCCAAATCCCCATCAAACTGGTCTACCATTTCACATAACTTTTCTTTAAGTTTTTGTTTATCATTCATTGTGCACCTTTTTTAATAATTGTATAACCCATCAAACTGACCCAAGTCTACTTCTTCAACCGTATGAGTTACTATCTTTGTCCCATATTTTAAAAAATGCTGACCTTTATGTTCCACGGAATGACCCGTTGGGTCTACTTTAGCCGACCATGCACCATGTGTACACGACACCGTGGTGAAGTCATCATATTCACCTTTATAAACTTCATAAAACACTATATTATCACCTTTTTGATAAATAGCATATTTGGCATTTTTTAAGGTGTGCCCACCAGTTAATTCTTTAATCATCTTTATTATTCTTCAAGTGCTTAACACACTCGGTGAATGCTTCTTCCCATGTTTCGAATACCAGTCCTCTGTATATTACAACGCTGTCACTGAGCCTAATTATTTGGATAGATTTATTTTTATACGATGAAACATAATTTATTCTAAACCACTGACTTGAATCGTTACTCCACCCGGCATCTATGAAAAATTGCCTAACGTCAGCCTCAAAGTCCTCAATTGTGTAATAATTCACCAACGACAAAACTAATTTAGTTATATCTTCAACTTTTTTCTTTCGGTTCATTTATTCACCTTCATCAAGGATAAAATTTCCTCGGATGTATACAAACATTCTTCATCACCAGTGTTGGGTAGTGGTACACGTGCTCCATACATCAACACACGAGTTGGTTTAAATGAATTTTGAGCACATTGCATTATTTTAGCAAACGGTTCAGGGTCTACTTCAACCTCTGAACCGTTATAATATATCTTTACCTTTTTCATTTAAAAATCCTCGTATATAGATATAAAAATGAAAGAATAAGCGGTGAATATCACTATCATTAATGAATTCACTGCTAACGCCTGATTAAATGTCGTGTTAACACTCATATTCCATCCTAACACAGTTATAACTATGAACCCTGTTATTCATATTATCCATAACAATAGCTTCATACCTTTACTCCTACGTATTCCTTATCACTGAACGAAAAATACACTTTTACAATATCTGCGGGTAACCCAACGTTACCATTTTCAACTCCAGTGAATACTACTGGTTGACCCTTAAAATTCCCGCCGTAGAGCTTAGACCACTGACCTTTTTCGACTCTCTCTTCACGGTTTGTACCAATAACAGAAGCTCTATAGGTATTGACTGGTGAATTCTTGGCGATGACTTTTGCAAATTCAAAATCAGAGATGTCATCAGACGTATTGAGAAATTCAGCTCTCTGAATAGCTTTTTCCTTATCTGCAAAATCCATATCAATTGTACCATTTTTGTCAACTACATTATAACTTAAATATTCTTTGTCGTGGTCGATTTCAGGGTTTGCCTTTTTAAGGATTTCTTTTTGCTGATCTGTAAATTCAATTTTTTGTTTTTGAACTGTCCACATAGAAATTTACCTCTTTTAAAAATTTTGTTATGCGTTTACGATATTGATATGATGAACTGCTCTAGTTTCACCTTTTTTGTTAGGCTTACCAGTCTTGTTAAGAATTACACCGTAGTACACACAATAAGGAACGTGCAAACCATGACGAGTGAATTTAATATTTTCAACCTTTACAGACCCCACGTGATCTGTGACTACATCACCAACCTCCACATTGGAGTTGGAAAAAGCAAATTCTCTCTCGATAAAAAGTTTCTTTTTGTCAGTCTCTTGATTTATTTCTTCAACTGATTTCCTGTATTCTTCTAGTGTCATTATCGTATCCTCCTTATTTTGTACTTTTTTATAAAATTGATAATATTTAATCTTTAATATTACTTAAGTGTTTCATAATAGCCACGTCTAGGAGTTTTTGCTGTTTATCAAATTTTAATTTAGAACGATATTTCTTAATTTTGTTGATTCTGTACATCGCATCAGATACTTTGTTAATTAACGGATACAATTTGGTTAAGTCTAAGTCGGTATTTAATACAACTCTTGGGTTATTACAACAAGACAACCACCCTATATAGACCCCGTTGAAATAAATATAAGGTACTTCATCTCTAATTAATTTAGAGTTAAAACCAAAACGCTTTAATATTCTTGAATATAACTCTATAGAGTCTAATTCAAACAGCATTTCCAAAAATTTCTTCTTTGTTTTAGTATATCTTTTCATAGTGTTTTTATTTTATTTTTAGGGTTAGATTTCGATCTATACCCAGCGCATGCTGAACTGACCGATCTGATATAATTAACGCAGGTGGGTACTCTTGAATTAAATGAACCCACCCAATTCATACAATCCTTACATAAATTAGTCATTTATTCACCTCTGAAGTTATTGGAAATATTTAATTTTTAATATAATGAAATCATGCATTTATCCTCTATAAATTCCTGACTTTGAGGTATCGCCGCCGAAGTTTATACATACTCCGGTGTGCTTAAACTTTTCAGTCTTAATAAATGTACAATCAGTTATTTTTAAATCATTACAGTTACTAATTTCAAATATATGGTTCGGATGATCAGCTATAAAAGTGCATTTAGTGATAGTAAGATTCTTAAATCCATTCAATACTGCTGTTTTATCAAATTTAAATGTATATCCAGATACTACTCCTGTTTCTGCTTCTCTTAGAAATCTCTCTACTTCTGATTCTAGTACTATATCAGGATTAACGACTAGGCAAACTGCTAAACCAGCCACACCACCTATAAACTGTCTACGTGTTATCCCCGAGTTTTGTATCTTTAATCTATTTTTCATTTAAACTCCGTCTAATACATTTCTTTGTTTCGCCTTCAACAGCTCCATAATGGTAACACGCTGAATGGTATAAGCAACCGTCGTCTAATTTGTACCAAACCTTTCTCCATAAAGGCATATGACCTATATAGCTATTACAGTCAGTGCATGCTACACTAAACTCACCTGCCATTCCGTTAATCTCTATTCTTATACAATAATCTTCATTTAATATTATAAGAATGTGAATCAACCAACAAATAAATGCCAAAATTGTGAATAAAATCACTGTATTACTCCTGATTTTATTGGAAATATTACACCTTCTTTAGTAACAGTGTATTTAAGATTTATATATTCTGCCGGGTGTTTTGGAATTATATGAAGGGTGTTTGTACAACCCTGAATTGTGTCTATATCATTCTCAATAACACCTTTTATATAAAAAGGATAATTGTTAATAGAATTTAAGATTGAATCTGATAAATCTTCTAGCGCAGATTTGTTGTCCTCAGCCAATTCTAGAATCATCCAAACGATCCACAACCCTGATGCAACAATAGCCGGATTTATCATAATTATCTCTTCAAACCCAAACTTTCCCATTATCATCCATTCCACTACAGCCAGTAAACCCAGTCCAATTAATTTTTCCATTATACTCTCCTTATCCTCCTCCCCAATACCATAAACCCCTATGCATCCTCGTTTAATCTTCCCATAAAGGACGAGGATAAAATGTGTATCTCTTTAATTCTTCTACATTTTTGGACATGATAAGGCATCCATGACCTAACAAATTAACGGCAAAGGTATCTTGTGCGCCACAAGGTGCTACATTAGTTATAACCCTGACTTCTTCTATTGCTCCACAGGGAAATTTGTGTTTTGTAAATGGAGCACCATTCACATATACATGAGCGTGAACCATATATTTCATTGAATTGTAATATTTGAAAAGTCTACACTGAATTGGAGTATCAACAGAAGGTTTATGATTACCCGTATATTTTACTACCCCGGGGTCGTTATTCCAATCGGATTCTATCCATGCGGGGACAAACGATTCTTTAGTGATCTTCCTTTTATCAACGTTACGGCGAGATACAAAAATACCCTCTTCGGATTTAAAAGAAGGAAATCCATGTTCACACCTGAAAGATGCGTTACCTAAAAATCTTTCAGTCTTTTCCGGATGAATGAGGTCGTGGAAAGTTTTACCTATTTCCTGGATGTAGTCAAAAAATTCCCTGTCTTCTGGTGGTTCGGGAATAACTTTGTCACCAGTATATACTTCGGAACCCATTCTGGTTACTTCATTTCTGAGGAAGTCTAACCTATTCTCAAGACGAAAAATTAAGTCTTCAAGGTTGTTGTCGCAATAGGTATTACCGAGTGGGTCTACTAACTGGAATGTGAATCCGAACTCGTCTTTATCAATTAAAATAGACAAATTGGATTTAATCTTGAGGAGTCTTGATATAATTTCCCGTTTTGAATAATCCCTACCATCTAAACGCTTGGATGTAACTAAAGTTATTTTTGGATTAAATCTTTTTAAACCTTCGGTCATTTTGTTAAATGAATTATCCACATTTGGCATCCAGATTAACACGTCAGCATCGCATCCTCTAATAACGTTTTCGTAAATGTTAATTAAATCTGAATAAATCCCACCATTGTACAAATTTACTTGATGACCATATCCTTTGCCTAAAGTTTCAGCGATTTCTCTTATGATTGTTGATTCTTTAGGATTGTCGGTGTCAAAAGTCCCACCCACTATTAAAATTTTCATAGTTTCTCCTCCAAACGAATTAATTCAAAACCGGAAACATTTCCAATCGTGTCATATTTTATTTCAAACAGGCGTATTATTCTCTTCACCCTTTTATCTTTCATTATCTCATTAAAGCAATGATCTGCATTTTCTAATAAAGTCCAATACTTAACATACGGTTTAATTCCATAAACTACACAATAATTCCAATTGATCTTTTCGTCTTTATAATAACCTGAGGGTAGTTTTTCACCTAAAAAACCGTATTTTATCATTTTTCAAGTTCCTTGGAAATTTGTCCTAACTTATCGATGTGATATTTGTAGATAGTTCACATCGTACTTTTCTTATCTTTATCTTTCCACACGTCTTACAACGTCTGGCTTGTTGTGGATTATTATAGGAGTTGGTTATCAAACCCCATTTACCCCACTTATGAAATATAAAACACATATTACTCGCCTCCTTAGTTTCCGAAAAAACATATATGTGTGTATCCTTTAAAATCTACACTTTCAATATTATCAATATCAATGCAATCCCACTCGCCCACCCTGACTCCTAATGAGTTACATAAGAAAGCGATACCGTCATCATTGTTTATATACCCATTTTTAACATCATTGATAAAGTGTTCTCTCGAAAAGATATCTCCATCAAACTCATGACCTTCTAATCCGTTTATTTTTAACAGGAAATTATATAAAAATTTCAACCTCATTCCATCACCCCCTTGCTTTAGCAAGCACTTGCTCTGCTCTATCTATCCACTTCTGGTGGACATTGTATGTTGTGTTTTGGTCTGGACACCTTAAGCCAACACTTTTAGCAAGTTTAATGAAAGGTTTTATAGCCTCCACTAGCTCAGCGTTTTGCTGTTTTAACTCAGAATTTTCACAGTTTATACACCCTTCTGGATGTTTAGTATCCCAACCACACACGTCACAATATTCAAGTTTGCTTTGTTTCAATTCAGCTATCTCGGCATCTTTTTCAGCGAGTTGTTGATGTAGTTCGTCTTCTATAGGTCTAGTATTAGCTCTTTGCTCATTAGGAAATATGGATAAGCAGTGAATACATTGTATGTGCCTAAGCGGTGGTATTTTTACTTCTGCTAGTGTCCCCTTGCATACTGGGCACGGTTTCAGTTTATCGCTCATCACTCACCTCCACACGCCTGATACATACATCTGTACCTCCGATTCTCCAAACTCAGAGATTAATGTTTGCAGTGCTTTTTCAGCATCTTCCCTTATGTAGAAACAAGGGGCATACTGATGAATGAAAATAGATGTATTACCTATATTGATACGGTCACTATTTTTTTGGCAATAAATCCAATACGTATAATACGGTATATTGTGTATATTAAACCGTTCACCATTGGCTTTGTCAGCCAGCTCATATAATCTAGTCTCTATTTTACGAGCTGTAACTACTTGCTCAGCTTCTTCTCTGGTTTTGCGTATATTACCGATGCTAAGTGCACTTTTATCAAAAGTGTAATCACTCCAAACTATTGAATAAACAGTCCCGTCCGTATGAATACAATAATATTCGTCATTCAACTCAGGCTTATACCTTATACCTTCAGGTGCATTAATTATAGTCTCAAGATGCTTAATCCTTTCCTCAAAACTATTAATGCTTTCCTCAAAACTATTAATGCTTTGCTTCATATTATCGATTTCTTTTTGTGCTTGCGCTTGTTTCTTATCCATTATCTATCTCCCCTAAATATCCGTTGTCGATATACCACTGCCTAGCTTCTGGTACGTTTTTTATTAACCATATAGCCATTTTAAGCCGTGCTGTGGCTTCATTGATTTTGAAATTCATGTTTTCATTTTCTATTTCTATAACATACATCTCTTCATCATGTTCTCTATGGTATTCGCATAATGACGTATATTTAAAACCGCTGGATATGTCTGTTTTTAAATAGTAAGCAAATGAATTAGTGTCAGGGAAAGGTACTTCTTCCGCTGTAAGTGCTGGATAATGCCCTCCATTCTTAGATAATATAATTCCTTGCTCAAACACATGCGGAGGGTCGCTTTGGAATAATATCCAACTGAACACACTTTCAATCCTCAATCCTATATCGTGTGCTTTTCTACAGGTATCATAGTCTGCTACTATTTTAGTTATCATCTCACTTCCTTTTTTTCGTAGCTGATCTGAATGTCCACTGAACCCATTCTTCCTCAGTCATTTCTAAAATTACTTTTTCCATTCCAACATAGGAGTCAGTGTATAAAATTGGACGATCTTCTCCGGTTTCCATACTTTTAAATATAATAAACAAACCTGTCTGATATATCTTTATAAAATTATCTCCAAATAATCTAATGCCCTTCCTGAGAAAAATGTATCTTTGTCCTTTAGACTCAAACACTTCTCTTTTATTTATAATATCAGATACCAACCGCTTCCTGTGATTATACACTCTAACCTTTGACATTAGTTTTTAACTCCTTTAGTGTCAAACCCATTCAAACTCAAGGGACATACAATTTTAAAATCGGAGTCTTCAAAATACCACGCAATCTTATATATTTCGTTGATAATCATAGACTAAACACCTCGCCCCTTTTTACAAATCCCTTAAATCCTTCATTCCGGGCTATAGTTTTGTCACCAAATTTTAAATCTTTGTAATGGTAGAGCCACATTTTATTTTTAAATTCTGTTGGAAGTTTTTTAAGCTCATCAAATTGAGCATGCACACTATCCTTGTCTAGCACTGGACGAATATGACAGTCGTGAAAAATTATATCTGAATGTACGTATAAACCTTTCATTCTTTCATAATCAAACTGGCAATCTCCAGTTATAAGAATCGAGGGAGCAGAGGGTTTACCTTCTATAGGGTCTGGTCTTTTAAAATAAAGACCATATGCCGGAACATTGTCGTGGGTGTGTTTCATTTTAACTGGGTAAATTTCCCTTGGATGATATGTTGGAAAACACATATATTTGTCTACAATATAAATATCGAAAAAGTCTTCAAATTTAAATTGACCGCCGCCAGACATTGAGCCAGAGAGATAATTTTCCCATAATCCTTCGTATACGTCTTTCTTTAGATGAAGTCTAGGTCTAGGAAGTCCACCGAATTTGGTTCTAAATCCAATGTATTCAAGACCACCACAATGATCGTAGTGTTTATGAGAAATAAAAATGTCCGTAATATCTTCTACAGGAATTTTGGCATCGTATAGTGCATCGTTTATGGTAGTTCCACAGTCGTATAGAAGACTTGAACCGTCATTGAATTCTATAAAAATATTAGAATGGTAGTTTTCATGATGAGTAACAAACGCCGAACCTGACCCAAGGAAAGTCATTTTTACATGTTCCGGTTTAATTTCGGATATATCAACCCATCTTGAGTTTATCCATTTATATAAAATTGTTTCTTTGAGAACTTCGTATTCAAGAATCACGTTACCTTCTTCACCTATATAGTCTAAAGCTTCATCTTTAGTTTTATATAGCCCCGCCACCATCTCAGTAGTACGTTCTCTGCTTATAGCAACAGCATATAATTTATTATTCATTAACTTTTCCTTTACGTCTTGCCCATTCCCCATGGAGACAAATACCGTCATTGATTACCATGCCGTCTTCATAATAATCTTCGTCTTCATCTATATGAAATTGCTTATCATCTGGGTGAGGTCTAACTATTATATCAAATGCGGGTAAGGAAGAAGTTCCGTCAAATATATTTAAAATAGAAAATACTAAACCGTGCATTTTATCCCTGACTGAATCAGTTTTGACACTATCCCAATACACCACGCTCATCTCTATCTGCCCTAATACGGTATCCACGATTTCTTCTTTTGTATAAGGTCTACTCATAGACTTTTTCCCCCATGTCTAAATAATACCTGTACCCTGTGTCAACGGGAACGCCATCTAAGGTGTAGTTATAACTAAATGACATTTTAGAATTATTGGGTTTGATCACACCTTCAAGACAGAACCTACCACGAACGTCATTTTTAGTAATTTTAACTTTGTCACCAAAACCGTCGAGGAACACAGCACCGATCTTAACTACTCTTATTTTGTAATTTTTACATTTATCACTGGTGTGATCAACGTAGTGTCGGCGAAAATTACAGAATGCACTACACGGTTTAAATTCCTCTTTGATGTTAGGTCTAAACATTAGAAATTCGCAACCTTCACATGACTCTTTAAATAATCTTTCATCGGTTATCATGGTTTACTCCTTAATGACTTTTATTAACTGAGTCGGCACACTAGTCCCTGATTTTTTAAAAGTTCCCGGTGGTAATGTTAATATGGATATATTTTTTAAAGAACTTAAAAATTCCCTAAAAGCTTGATGTTTTTGTTGCTGACCATCTGTCCATGACGTTGACATCAAAGTTATCATAATTCCACCGGATTTGAGACACTCATACATTTTGTAAAAATGATCTATGTCCTGATTCTTAGTAAATGGTGGGTTAGCGATAACGAAATCATAGTATCTTTCACTTTTTAATTTAAGAAAGTCTTCACCCACTTTACGAATTATAGAGGAATACTTATACTTTTTATCGAGAATTTGTTGGTTTTCCGGCATCAATTCGCAATAGTCAATCGTGGATTTGGAAATGGGAGCGTTATCAAACCACCGGAGTTTGTCAAGAATGCCTTCTATTATCGCACCTTTACCTGCGGATGGTTCGAGAATTTTGTATTGAACACTGGACTCAAACGGGACAAGTCTCATCATTTGATGGACAACCTCAGGAGTGGTTTCAAAGAATTGAAATTCCTTTTTAACATTGGGAGATTCCCCATTGACGATTTGTTCTATTCTTTCAGACGGGTTTAATTCAAATATGAACCCGCCGTGTTTCCTAGACCACTTACCGCCTATTTTCTCTAGAGCTTTCTTAACTCCAACGTAGGTTTCCCTCTCCACTGCATAATCCGGGAGTTTGAGTACGTTTGTCTCCTGATCTAATGTTGAATCTTTTATAACTTTTACCGATAAATTATCCATAATTACCTCGTATTTTTAAATATTAAGATTATGATAGCGGTAGCCACTATTACCCCTAACCAATAAGTCAACTTCTTAATCCCTTCTTCAAAACTTTTATCATTTTTCATTTCTTCACCTCCGGGTTACTACCGTTAAATTCTTGTTCAACGATAAACCGTCCGCAGTATGGACAGAATTTGTATTCGTTCTCTTCTACTCCATCGTGTGTAAAATTTTGTATGTTGCCACACCCTGTTTCGTACAAAGAGTATTCTAATTTCACCCAGTTGCAATGGACAATGGGGTAATTTGTTTGAATTGCCATTATTACCACTCCTTCAATTTATTCTCGGCTTGTTCAATTGTCTTACAGTAATCCTTACAATCAAAAACTGTATAATACCCAAACAGACAGTTACTACCTACTGGTTCACGATAAAATATACCATGTCCCAATAAACAATTTTTAGCCGATCTGACTTTGCAAGTCTCACAGCGAAAAGTAAGTTTAGTTACCACTTCCTTAAACCGAATCATTGATTTAACTTATAAAAACTAACACCGTATTCGGAATCCAACTCGTCAATGAGTTCTTTTTCTTCTTCAACTGTAAGATTTTGGAACCCAAATTCCACCTTAAAATTTTCATAAATGGCATCTTCAGCTTCACCATTATTGTGATCACAATACCACTCATAATCGCTCTCATAATCGTCTTCATCGTATCCGTCAATAGGAGTCCAATTGCTGATTTCTTCATCAAACATCTCGGTTACCTCCTCATCAGAATATTTATCTGTAATAGCTTTAAAAATTTCCTGTACCTTGTTCATTATTATCCCCGTTATGCTAACGACTTAATATTAACGAGACGTTCGCTTAATATTTTGGTATCTTTAGTGTCAAAAAGTATCTTAGCCTTAATGATAAGCCTAGCTATGTTATGACCTATCACGGGAAAATTTTGTTTCTTTTTTAATTACAGCCATTTTATTCCTCACTTACCTCGTGCATTTCTGCCCAGTCAAGATTTCCTTCAGTATACACCCAATCCTCTGCTAGTTTATTATTAGCAACTTTTTCAAGGTGTTCTCCAAATTCATCGTCTGTCATAAGACTAGTATCTTCGTATTGCATATCAATACCCACCGTCTACGTATTCGGGTTTGTCATCTATAAATCTGAAGATCTTACCGTGTTCACTGCGTTGATTAATCTTGTAAGCCTGTGAGTAAAAATAATCAACGCAATCTTTTAAACTACTACAGTTATCATATTGTTTTGTGTGATCACCGTTTAATATCAGAAATTGTGATGTTTCACTAATATGCAGTGCTGTTGTGTCGTGCCCATAATCACGAGACGACGAGTTATAAGATATATAAAATTTCTTATTTTCTTTTGTTATTTCGTTAGGTGTTATAATTGGAACACTTCCATATATTACCAATGCCACGGAATTTTACCTCTCTTTATTTTGTAATTTTTAATATTTTGATTTCCTATAGCTGATGATTGGTTGTTTCACATCGGGGTCTGAACCATCGGAATGGTGAAATACTTTAGAATCAATTGAACATGTGAGTCTAAGTTCACCCTTATATTCAACATTAGGTTCTTCTCTCCATACACGGTGTCCACTGCTGTGAAACGTTGCTGTGTTGAAATTGTTAGTGAAATAATCTCTGACTTCGATGTTTAACAATGCGTCATCGGGGAGATCACTAAACTGATTTAAGAATTCTCTGAGTTCGCCTACTGTTTTCATAAAATTTCACCTCTTAAAAATTTTGTACTTTTTTATAAAATTGAAAATATTTAATCTTTAATGTCTAATCCTTATCAAATTTGGTAATAACCCATCTGTGGGATATGTAGTCTATCTCGCCTTCAAACACTAATTTCATTGTAGATCGTGGGAGTTTGTATCCCGGACATTCAGTTGTAAGTTCACCCTCTGATGCACCACACACGCTACATGTGACTAAACCACCATCGCAAATGTTACAGTGGGATTTATTACAATTACATTTAACTGGAGTATGTTTTGTGTCAGTTTTCTTCTCTTCAGGGATGATTCTTTTTACAATAATCCCTTTATCCTGTTCAAATTCTTCCTTAATTAAAGAATAATCTTTAATATTTGTTTCGTAGTCAAAACAACTACTATCAAGTGTAATTATATAAAAAACTCTTCTAATTTTAAACATGATCAGTCCCCTTCAATTCTTCAATTTTATTTCTTAGACTTTGTTGTAAACAATTTTCTAAAGATTTGACAGTTTTTCTACCTTTATTTAGTCTCGTGTATAAAAATTTTAAATCTTCTTCATCTTCCAAAGCGTGGGTTATTATCTCATTAGACAGACTCGCATGTCTATCCCATTCCCACCCATCTATTAAACACCACTCCATATCCTCTAAAATTTTAAGTTTGTCCATAATATTTACCCTCTAATTCTTTTTCGGTTAATTGGTCTCTTCTCTGTTATTTATTGCATCTACCATAGAGTTGTATGTATGAAACATGGACAGTGTACCGTAGTCTATACACACTAGCTTTCCGGCAAATACTCCGAAGTTATTAGCCTTAGTATCGTTAAACATTAGTCTATGCAGTTTAGGCACTTGATAACGTGTAGACTTAGACACCTTAGCTTTTCGCATAACTAAATATGTTCCGGATACGGATAGGCTTACAACAGGACATAAGAAATTTAAAGGACTTAGAAGTACATTAGGGTGATACCCCCAAAGGGCTTTGCTTCTAGCATCCATGTAAGTAGCATACTCCATAATGTTTTGATGTAGGGTGGTTTCAGATATTATATCCTTCTTTATTACACAGGTTGGGTCTTCACAATGTTCGTAAACTATTCTGTTACTACTACCCACTTTCTTACCTATACACTTCTCAATCTTCACATCATCCACTATGTTGGCGTTAGGAAATAGAAAGGCTATCAATTCCTTATCGTTAGCACGGGCTACTCTTAGGTTGTAGTTTCTCATGTGTGCTCTGTGCTGTTCTGCTGTTCTATTATTCATAGGACACCTCAAACTTATAGTGTACATTAACACTATCTTCGTTTTATAAAGTTACCGATTATGTCCACTGTATAGACTATCTTTGACACAACGGCGTAATCTTCTATAAATTCTTTGTAAGAAAAACCCGCATGTTTTAAAGAATTGGGGTCAATTCCACCTAACTTTTGAATAATTTTAGCGAGTTTTATTTAAACATCTCCATTTGAGACTCGTGACATGCAACTACTTCATTTGTGCCATCAGAACCTCTTGTGTGATAATGCCTTACAACTGTGTCTCCATAATTCCACAACACCACAAAATCTTTGGGCACATTGAACTCTGTTACAATTACAGGAGTGCCAGAAAGAGCTTTTTTTCTTGCCCATTCCCAAAATGCCCCGTGGTTGAATTTGGGAACACCATAAGCTTGAGTTCTTCCTGCGTATGGCGGGTCTAAATATAAGACTGAGTTATCCGGAATCTGAATATCTTGATAACTGGAATGATGAAATACATATTTCAAATTATCAAAAGTGGGTTTTAAACGATTCATTGATCTCACGGTTTCATCGGCGTAATTAGTAGTTCTACCTCTGGCGTATCCACCAAACCACTTGCAACTGAACGAACAGCCGAAACCTACGAACGCCGTCATTGGGTCTGATGAATCTCTTATTGATTTGTAATGCTTGTAAGTTTCTTCATTAACTTCATTAGGAAATTCAAAATTTAACTCAAAGAACGCCCTCCACATTGTAATTAGAGCTTCGTTATAATCGTATAAACAGAATGTCGGTTTTTTATTTGACTTAGCAACCTCGTAGGCTACGGATAACGCTCCACAGAAAGGTTCTATGTAATAATCAGCGTTTGTTTTATTTATTGCTTTATTTACAAAATAAGCAATTTGTTTCGCCTGTCTTTGTTTCCCACCTATATATCTCAAATTACTCTCTCTTCGTACGTTATAAAAACCTAGATTATAGTAACAGCAACGTTTACATATGAATCACGAAAATGGCATTCTATCTTACCAACAAGAGTATTAGCCCTAGTAAATTTTATAAACATTGTAAAGTTAGTTCCATCACACGTATGATTTATAATATTGAAATCGTAAATCATGCGCCAATTTTTAACTATGTTCAGTCCGTCTTGTATATGGTTTATAACTTTTTTACACAAAAATTCGTCAATTTGTTCGAATTTAAACTGGTTCAAATCTAATTGAACCAACAAGCAATTTATAAATTTTAAACAAGTTTCTTGTTCACTAAAATGGGAGTCTGTTCCGATTATCTCTTCTAAATTATTAATATTCATAACAGTGCCTATTCCCCCATCAATTTCCAAAAATCGCTCATCTTAATCGGTTTAATTTTGTCGCTGTGTTCAACCCTGTCTCTTGAATGATACAAGAATACTCTACCATCGACTATAGTATAATTCACGTCCTGAGAACTGAATTCTGGGAGATTAGTCCTAGTAAAATCCCCGACAATGACATGTACGGGCTTAACATCTATTTTTTTCAAATCTGAATGCAGTTGTTTCCCCTCTTTAGTTCTCATATTCGGTCTAAGGTCAGCCCTGAGTGCGTGGTTTCCCCTCCACATCTTGGGGTTGAAATTTTCCGGGTAATCGTTAAGACCATGCCAGTGTACTCTTGCTACCATGAACCCACCCGTATTGTTAAAAAGAATCATATCCACGCCCAACTGACTTTTTAAATTTTTCACAAACTCTTGTTGAGATTTGATTTCTTCGTCTAATTTGATATACTGGTCTCTTAGAACTTTATCAACGACCTCGTATATGTTGTGTTTTAACATCATCTTTGATCCCTTTTATATTTTAATAACAAATCTTGCCAGTGACCTTTATACAGTTGTTTTCATAATTAAACCCAAAAACCATTACTAATTTAGGGGTTACTGATTTGGACGGTTTAATATACACATTAAATTCATTGTCCATTTCATGAGCTGTAAAATCTTCTATTAAACCGTTAAGCTTAAATGCCATCATGAAATTATAAATTTTATTTTTGATCTCTAAAAATAAAATTTCGTTCATAAGTTTAAAATCGTGCTCTTCCAAATTTAATATTTCAGTGATACACTGAATAAACTCAGAACAAGTTTCTTGTTTTTGAAAAAACTCGTCCTGCTTTTTGATTTCTCTTAATTTCGCAAACTCTTCCATCTCTGCACCTCTATAAAATCCTTATTAACACACCACTGCCTAGCTTCTGGCACGTTTTTGATTAACCATATAAACAATTTGTTTAGCTTGCCTTTGTTTTCCACCTATATATCTCATTTAATTCCCTTATTATTTCATTATTTTAACATTATAAATTATCTCACCATCTAATTCGAATCTAAACTTGAAAATTAAAATGGGTGTGACAGTTTGAAACAGTTTAATGCTCAATTCTAATAAACACAACGATTCATTAAAATCGCTGATAGCAAAATCATACACAACTTTATTTTGTTTCAGAATAAAGGCGTAGTCGTGGATGTATTGTTTAATTTCTAAGAGTGTCGTTTTGTCTAAAAGTTCGTACCTGAACTTATATGTTAAGTCTAACTGTTCAATTATACACTTAACAAGTTTATGGTAGGTTTCCACGTTCATAGACAATCCGTCTTTCACAATTTGTTGAATCTCATCTAAATTTAGAGCCACAATTATTCCCCCTGTAACGCCCAAAACTCGGATAATTTCATAAATTTAAGTTTGTCCGAAACTGCTAATCCGTGTCGCTCATTATAGGATATAAACAGTCTATCTTCTATTTTTGTAAAATTCGGGTCGTACTTATTTAATTCCGGAATATAAATTTCTATAAAATCTGAAATTATTTTGTATTTTGGTTTAATACTTATTTTTTCTAAATCGTCACGGAGTTGTTTTCCTGCGTTACTTCTAAGACTTGGCAATAAATGATATCCCTCTTTACGCTTCCACGCCTTTGGATTAAAATTTTCAGGGTTTTTATCTCCGTTAAACCACCAGTTAACCACAGCAAACCTGAATTTGCCGGAGTCTTGAAAATAAATTCTATTAACCCCTAACTGAGCGACTAAACTTTCATAGAATTTATCCCGACTTTCCATTTCAACTAGCAATTTATCATATGCGTTTTTTATATTGTTATCTGTTACTTCATAAACTTTATGTTTTATCATATTATTTTACCTCTTTCATTAGTTTTTATCAAACCTGAACCGATTGTGACAGCCAAATCAACCCAACGATCACACAATTTAACATCCAAGAACCAACACGGCACACTCATAGCCACATTGTCCACCGAAATTAACACTTCGGTGTAATCATGTGGGTTTAATCTTGAAACAAACCCCGTACAATTGAAATTATCAACATAACTACCGTATGGGGATTCCTTTTTAAATCTAACCATATAAAGTTTGTCACTCATTATTAAACAGCCATTTCCATTTTGATAGAGTCCATAGGGTTATAACCTTCTAATATATAATCAGAAACTTTAGTGCCTAAGATAACATCACCTAAACTGCGCACTTCCGGCATAACAAGCCTGGGTAACTTTTGTGGTATTCTTGCAACCTGTTCCTGCAACGCTTCCGTATGATTAACATAAATATGGACATCCCCGAAGTTGTGAATAAACTCACCCACTTCTAAACCGCAAATTTGGGCTACTATATGGGTCAGTAATGCATAACTAGCGATGTTAAATGGTACACCTAACCCGAAATCCGCCGATCTCTGGTACATTAAACATGACAACTTATTGTCAATAACTCTGAAATGAGCCATAATGTGACACGGTGGTAAAGCCATATTGGGTATGTCTACCGGGTTCCATGCTGAAAAAATTATCCTTCTAGAATCAGGGTTATTTTTAATTTCATAGATCACTTTTTGTATCTGGTCTACACCATTGAAATTCCTCCACTGATGACCATAAACATTACCCAACCCTTTATATATTTGATTATTTAGGTATCCCAGAGCCTTGCCCTGATTATCTGCATTAGCAGTCCATATTGTGTTTCTACCTACTAAATTTTCCCTTTTGTCCTCGAAAGTAATCTCAGCAAGTCTACGTTCGTCTGTACTACCTTCAAGAAACCACAACAATTCACCAACCACAGCTTTCCACGCTAACTTTTTAGTTGTAACTGCAGGAAAACCATCGGCTAGGTCGAATCTCATCGAATACCCAAACACACCGATAGCATCTGTTCCCGTTCTATTAGGGTACAATGTGCCATTTTCCATTATGTATTTTATTCCGTCTAGGTATTGTTTCATATTATAACTCCTATATACTCGGATTAAATATATTTCCGTATTTATCCTCTAAACATATATTATTTATCTTGTTTTGAATATCCTTTAAACTTTGATTATTTTTCAAATTGTACACTGGAATATCATTAAAATAAGCCAAACTGATAGCTTGACCCGTGCCACCTGTCTTTTTCGATCTAGTTCCATGGGTTTCACACCCGTCTGGTGTCCAACAAATAACAAACTCAGATGGAATTTCAAGATTTCGCCCCAAAACTTGGTGGGAGTTTCTACCCATAAGCTTTCTTATCGGTTTAGAGAGGTTATTCCAATTTGGATGATACTCGGATGCCATAAACATTGCCGATATTGACGGGTTATATAGATTGGATTTACTACCATTGAAACCTTTCCATGGAAGATAAATCTCCTTAGGTGCTTTTAATCCTGCTCCTAACTCAAAAGCGAGATCAGCACCGTCAGCCCCTCCTGACCTCAAAGTATAATTCTTGGAGGCTAACTGGTGGGCTATGTCTTTCATCACATTCAAAATTTCTTCTGGGGTTTCTCTTGACCCTATACCTGTGTAGAATTTCATAATTTGTTACCGTTTAAGTATCACTCGTTCGATTAAAATAGGTTCTGAACCACCGTTGGTTTCATAAATTTCGTGTATATAAGCATCCGGAACATGAGTTATCGCCTCAGCAATTGAATAAGAACCATCCGGGTTTTTCTGCTGAGTAGTTACCTGAACAAGAACACCACCAAGATTACCAATTTTCATTGCCTTAGTCGATTTCATCCAACCTTGGGACTTAGAAGATGCTTTAGTTATAAGTTTCCATGCATCCCCATCCCCGAACACCTCAATGTCACTGGTGGATTTTTTAGCTTCTTCAACATTAGTATTGTTTAAAATTTTATCTTCCATTATTTTCCTCTATTCTATAAAAAATTATTGTTAGTGCAAGAAACACTAAATAAGTTATTCCATAAACAATGATACGGTCTAAGCCTGTGGGTATCAACAAACTCGAAATAAGAAATCCGGCAAATATACAGCTTGTCCACCAATAAAAAACCCACTTTGGTATCTTCATTTTCTGTCCACCTTAAATTTCTGAAATACGGGAAATCTCAGTGAGAAATTGCCGTTTTTATCTTTGGAAATTTCCTGAAACTTAACCTCCACTTTCATTCCTGTATCAACTAAAGTGTCTGGAGTCTGTTCTTTAATAAAAGCTATATCTTCATCTTTTAATCCGGATGACAAATTGAATTTAACTTCTACATCTTGATATTTTTTATCAGATGCCGAACCCCCACACCTAAAAGAACCGAATTCATCTTGTCTTTTTGAACCGAATTTTCCTTTATCCCACCCTGTTATAATAAAATCGTCTTCGTAGAACAGCTTATATTTAAGTAGATAATCTGATTTACCATCTTTATTTATAACTTCTGGATGACGGAGCATAGCTCCTTCGTACCCTTGTTCAACATATTTTTTGCAAAGAGCATCAACCTCTTCAAATGAGTTTTTCACTTTTTCGTATGGAACAAACGTAACATAATTACAATTGGATTTCACAGTTTGTTCCATATGCCTGATGAAATCCACCATATTATCTGTGTCTGGGAAATCTGGGTTATTTGTAATTCCATCAGTCATAAATATCACAAAAGGAATTTGACGTTTTTGTTCCTCAGTAATATTTTTATTACCCATAACTATTCCATTTATAATATTAAAGTCCATGTTAGGGTGGAAAAATTCCCCGTCTATTTGATTGAGACCAAAATTATCAGCGATCTGTTCAAGTTCGTGTTTAATGTGAGGCATATCCTCAATAAGATTTCCTTCCCTAGTACGAAGTTTATTATCTTCTCCACCTTTAACTGTTCTATCCCATCTACCACGGAGACCGTCCATCTTAGGCGATGCCCAGAAATACGGAACTTTGTAATCCTTTTCAAGGTCATACTTATTAGCGAGTCCAACAATAAAAGTTGGAATAAGGTCTTCATAAACATCATTGATTGATTTTTCAGACATGCCAAAACCCATATCTCTTATGAGGACTCTGGTCAAAATATATTGAGTTTCTTCGTTACACTCTTCAAGAAATTTAGTGACAGTCCGTTTGGCTTCATTACCCACAATTTTTCTTTTATTAAGAGAATCAAGAATATCCTTAAACTCTAACCATGCCTGAATAAATTCATAGTGTCCAATTTTTTGAGGCTTGATGTCTTTCTTCATATAAAAATTCATGAATGGGTGATAACAATAATGAAGAGCCTCTTTAAATGCCTCACATGCATGAATTTTAAGCATTTCTTTTTTCTCGTTAGATGAATTAGTTGATTTTATCTTATTATAACAAAATACTGCATCTCTTTCCATTATCTACCCCAATTTTTCTAATTTAAATTTGAACTTACTACCATCTTTATAATAAATACCACTAGACACTTCTTTAATTTCATCATTCGTTATCACAACAGTAGCAGTTTCTTCCCAATCCTCAGATATAGTTCTGAATTTACTTTTAGAAAAAGTAACGGCTTGTTGATACGTATTCAGCGAACCTATACAGTCGTATACAGTTGGAGGATTATCGTTGTTATTTTTCCAGAATGACATGAACACATAGTATTTCACAACTTACCCTCCGCTACTATTGCTAATATTATCATTTGTTTTTCCTTCTGGATTTTTTAGCCATTTTATTCTTTTTCTTGCGTTTATTCTTATTAGAATACTGAAATTTATGATTAGCTACAGTTCTCTGTCTAGCACCAACAAGTATCCTCGCCGCCGCTTCAACATCACCATTCGTTTCATCCAATAAAGCTTGTACCACCTCCGGAACAGGATTAAGTTTTTTAGCTTCCTTGATTGCTTTTATAGTTTTATTTATGCCATCGTGTCTTGACGATTCATAAGATACTTCTGTTGGTTCGATCACCAGATCAGGCGGTGTTGTATCCATTTTTAATCTCCTATAATACTCTTATTAATTTCCATGCGTATTCGACCTCTGGTTTTTGAAAGAAAAATTTGAACATGGCTATTATAAACCATTCCGTGTAATATTGACATTGTATCTGGTTTCCTATCATCCATTGAACGGTATATTTACTTCCCATTTTTAATCACCTCTTGATTTGTTGTTTAATGTTTCTTCTAAACTGGTGTCCGTATCTATTCCGTTCATAATAACAGACAATCGGGGTCATCTGTGTTTAATTCCTCAACAAATTTATATAGTTTGTGCATATCACCTTTATAAAATTTACATTTATCATTGGACGACATAAGTTTCAATGTAACATCCGATACGTCAGAAACTTGCGATAAGAATTTTATTTTTCTTTGTTAGTTTGTACAAGTGTCATGCGTGTTAAAATGGCAACTTCCGCAACTCGGTTTGAGTTTTTCAATATTGAAACCACACGTACATTTTTGTACCCTCTGAACTCTAGTTGGTCTTCCTCTATGATGACCTAACCAATCAACACCATCGTCAGTGAGTATAGTTATTTCTAACTCTTTGCCACAAACTGCGCATCTTATGTATTTTGTAATTTTAGTGTCCATTTTTAACCTCACATGTTTCAGGAATTTATCTGCCTATAATTTTGGAAATTTTGGAAATTTCAGAAACCTTATATTCTATTGTGTCACGAAGTTGTCTATTCTCCGTCTATTCTATCAGCTAATTCTATAATTACCGAATCCTTTGAATAATTAGGTTTATTTTTACAAATAAGACATTCGTCTAAATCTCCTATTATATACATCAATAAATCTGTAGTTAAAATATCACTTGGATTACAATCACAAACATCGCTGTGATTCTCGTTGATTTCATATATCTTTTTAAAATTAGCCAACGTTGGATGTTTATACATAACGTGATTAGCCATTTCGTCAGTGTTATAGAAAATTTTAGACGATTTACACAGATTACAGGTCACACCTACCACATCATCCGGAAGTTTTGATTTCCTGAGTCTAACGACTATTGAAGCATTTCCCATTATTCCGCCGCCCAATCCAAATTAAAACCGTTATCGGGTTCGTATTGGCATCCTGCAGGAACCACCTCTTTTACCCAAAATCCGGCTACGGATTTTGCAGAGAAATTATAATGAGTCAAATATATACCCACGGTAACGTTGTCACTAACGAACATTGGATATTTGAGCGGCGCATAAAGTTTGATAGTTGCCACAAATTTACCATTGATTTCCTCCCATTTGGTTGGAATAACGTTAGAAGTCCGAAGTTCTTTGGTGTAACCATAATCGTCTCTAACGAAGATTGTACACCCCTGAGGAATGTTATAGTCTAGTGATTTGAAAACTACTTTAATTTCGTTTCCATCTTCAGGAATATCTTCATAAAGAATTCCCGCACCCGTCCAACCGTCATCGGTAAGAAGAATTTCTGTTTCTGAACAACTAAATGCTTTCTTTATATAAATTTCGTCCCCGCCATTAGTAGGTTTTGAGATACATAGACTGACTGAATCGTAATCTTTGTTAGAATCGTTGTAAAGATAAATTTTACGGGAGATAATCTTTCCCCCAACCCTTTCGTCTGCGGTAACTCTTGGGAGAAGATTAAATTTTTGTCCTGATATTACAGGTGAATTTAAATCCGGACAGCCACCATTTATTTTGGGATTATCTGACATTGAAATTGACTTTACTATTCTTATCATTGAAATTTACCTCTCTTAAAAATTTTGTTAATCTATATAAAGCTTAGCGGTTTTTTTCTTAATACCGAATTCCCATGCATCGTCAATATGACCTAAGAATAAATCTACTCTGTTTTCAAATCTTTTATTCATAAGATCATTAACTGTTACTATTCCTATCCCCTCAATATATAATTGTACTCCACATACCCAACCCTCTTCCCACAAATCACACGTGTGATATTTGTTTCTTTAGGATTTTTTCTATTTTGTTGTAATCCGTATATGGTATTCGAATTAATTTTATATTATTATCCGTTGCAAATTGATTCTTGATCTGGTCTCTTTGTTGAATTTTTTCAAACTCCTTCTTACCACCAAATACCACTTTTGGTCTGTAGTGTTGCTCACCATCGTATTCGATTAAGATATTACGGTCTAGAAGAAAGAAATCAAAACGAAGATAATTTGACCTTCCAGTCTTTAAACTAGAATGTTTGTTAAAATGATATTCTCTTTCATATCTTATATTATTCTTTTCTAACCAGTCACTAATTTTGCTTTCACCTTTAGACTCCGAACATCTTGGACATTTAGAACCACCCAAATGATTATTAGACATTTGTTGAAATTCTCCATGGATTGGGCATATAATTGTAACCTTACTTTCCGAATTTTTGTAAACAACCCTTGAATAATTGTATTTGTTATTATGGACTTCTTTAGCTTTTTTAATGAACTCCTTAGTTGTAAATAATTTCATTTTTGAGTCTCGTTCAAAACCACACTGTTTACATCCATGACCATTTAAATGATGGTATGGGGCTTGTCGAAACTCTCCATGATCTGAACATATAATTGTAACTTTGGTTTTATTGTTTACATAACTCACTTTAGAGTAATTATATTTATTACTATGAACCAACTCCGCTTTTTCAATAAATTCCTTGGTAGTTAAATTAACATTTGGTGTTATACATTTGGGACAACCCTGTTTTCCGGAAACGTGTTTATTCGGAGTTTGTTGAAAATCACCGTGATATAAACACATGATCATAACTTTGGTTTGGTGATTTTTGTAAACAACTTTAGAGTAATTATATTTATCGCCATGGACTTTTTTTGCTTTTTCAATAAATTTTTCGATAGTTAATTTACCACCTCCGCCACAGTCTATACAACCGTACCCTTTTAAGTGATGATATGAAGTTTGTTGAAATTCTCCATGGATTGGGCATATAATTGTGACTTTTGTATCAACATTTATATAGTTTATTTTAGAATAATCGTATTTATTTCCATGAACTGTTATGGATTTTTGAATAAACAACCAATTTTTCCACTCCTGGGGAAGTTTAGGTATATGCGTAGAATTTAATTCTTTATATATTTCCTTAAAAGCTTTAAAATTAGTAAAGTCGTTAGTGATATGTTTTAATTCTTTAAATTTCATACTAAATTAAAACACACTAGAATACATTTTGTCAAGTCAAATTTTTACTTAGTATCCTCTGAAATTTTATTTAATTCATATTCTATATTATTTAATTCATATTCTATATTATTTAATTTGTTATCGAGGTATAAGTAAATTAAGTATATATTTACGTCTATTCGTTTCGTTCTTTCTTTAATTTTTGAACTTTCGTCATACTCAGGTGTTTTAATGGAGTGTGTTATTACAAAAAATAATACAAAAAGCACCACCGCAATAAAAGTCCCCACTTCCCAATGACATTTAATTTTTAACATAAATTTTTGTCCCGGTGGTATACAAAGTTGGTTCTGTTAGACAAGCGGTTTCAAATGGTGTAGAATCTGTTTGTCTAGGGTCTGCAGTATAGGCGGTTACATGAACCTCTTTTGTACCTAGTTCATTCATATAGCTGTTGATGTTATTTAATTTTTCCTCTAATTGATCTAGCCTTTGATCTATAAGATTATACGACTTTTGTATTTCCTGATCAATTCTACCTATTGCTTCTTTAATTTGGGAATCCTTAGAATAGTTGTGGTCGTAAGAAGGACTTAAAATTAACAGATGCACAATTACACCCGCTATTATAAAAAACAAAATTACATCCCAGTTAGTTTTCATTAAATTAACAAGCATTTTCATATTTACTCCTAAGCCAAACTGGTTCTTATCGGTCAATTTTTCTCTATTGAAATATTCACATTAATTCTCTATGTTATCCCCTGTGTATCACGATAAATGACCGTACTTTGTGTTAAATTCGATCTTTTCGATGTGATAGTCAACATTTGAAATTCTAGACCCAGCACCTCTAAACAACGCCACCATGTCAAGAATTGCTTGTTCGTTTGCTGTAGAAAAGTCCACATTAAAAGCTTTCGCTACTTCAATGAGACTTGGTTTTTCTTCCCATAAATAACAAAATTGATCAGTTGCATCGTACTGATTCGCTATCCCAAATAATACGTACATACAATTACTCCTTACTTTACAATTACTCCTTACTTTATAATTTTTTCCATGTAGAAATTTTACCATCATTAACCGCTTTATCAAGCATTTTATCGAATTTCTCCTCATAAGCGAAGAAAACAATTTTACCAAATTCTCGACCGTTGATGTCTTCCCAAAGGTAACAAGTTACTTGTTTGTAATACATACCACCCACTTTTATCCAACGCTTAAATTGTGCATCGTAAACTTCTTTGCGGTACGACTGAGCGTTGAATTTGTATCTATACTGTTTCCCGTGAGTTTCTTTTTTGAAATTTCCGTGGGAGTCTTTTATCCATCCGTTTATTACGAGAACTTTTTTGATTTGTTCTATTTTTAACATAATCAACTACCCTATAACGGAACAATAATTTCGTTGTAGAAATTAACGAAATCGTCGTATGAAGTTTCATTCATATAAACTTTAACTGACTTGTTGAATTCATCAAATTTAGACGGTGAACTGAATTCTTCTTCGATAAGTTCCCCAAAGTACATCTCCATCTCTTCTGTAAGTTCTTTATAAGATTTAGGAAATGGTACATCGAAAATTTCGCCCTGCGCAACATATGCCACAAGCCTAACTGCTATAGAAACGTCAGTATCCGTGATAATTTGGTTTAAAGTGTCAAGAAAATTTTCCGTTTCAGAAAGAGTTTCCCTATTTTTAATGATATCTATTGCTTGTTCGTTGTTCATTATAAATTTTACCTCTTAGAAATTTTGTATTCTTTTATAAAATTGGGTGTGTTAATTTTTAATACTTGGACAAGTCTTTAATAGACCATCCTTTATCAGCAACTTGTTCACCGCCGTCTATATAATGAATTTCTGCGGGGATGGTATTAAGTCCCATCATATTTGCCGCTAAAGTCCTATGATTACCTTCAATGATATAAGGCTTACCTAATTTTTTGTGTTTTTCCTCGGCTTGCTTTCATTATTTATTGTCCCTTCTATATAGATGTATGTTTATTCTCTTTTGAATTTCATCTCTTTCCTGAACCAAACGGTAATAGTTGTCCTTTATAAATTCCGGAATTTTATCTTCTGAACCATACCCGCTGATAATAGAATTTATTTGATTATTTAGATCGTGTAGTCTTTCTTTATTTGATGAGTATTCTATGTCCCGGATTATAAATTTTAGTTTTTCATCGTATTCGCTAGACTGGTTTTCAATCAAAACTTTTAATTCTTCGATATCAGTTTTTCTAGCCACCAAATCGTTAGCTTGAATAACAAAAACCACAAATCCACCGACAAAGGTTACCGCTGATATTAAAGCGGTAACCTTATGAAATAAAATTTTTACAGCGGATTCTTTGACCTTATTAATCATTATTATTATTACTTCCTAGGAATTTTAGAACCGTCTTCATGAGAAACACCCATAAATCTGGATATGAATTCAACACTAGGTGATGTAACACCTAACTCGTCCTCTATATAACTTACAAAAGCATTTGGATTATCAAATTTGACAGTTTTTTGTTCGGATACTTCGTCTCTATCCACGTCGTTTTCATCTTCTGGTTCACGATACCATTCTATACTATACTTATTATGCCCTTTATAAAAAATAATAAGATCGTAATAATCAGACCACAATTCTAAAGTTTTAAAATCTGAGCTTATTTCCCACCCAGTTTTATTAGGGTCTTTAATTATTGCCGATTTTTTAATTATTGCCGATTTTTTAATCATTGCCGATTTTTTTATTGATGAAAGCATAGGTGAATTTTTTCTCATTTTGCTTTTAAGATTTTTAATAAACTCATCAACGTTATTAGAAATTTTAAAAGTCCCCATTATAACATCATTAAGTTTTTTATAGTCTTTTTTTGATCCCTCAAAAAAATCATACCACATTTCCATATTATCTACACCCAAACCACGTGAATTGGTTATTTGATACCCTTTATTGTGTATAAATAATTTATAGGAGTTACCAAAGTCGTCCTTCCATGTTATAGAAAATTTTTTATCTTCACTCACAAATATTTTCATTTTAACTCTCCTGTGTTATGTTAAGAAATATACATATTTAATTCATAAGGATCTATTTCTGTCTCCCTATTATAAACTTGAAAATGTAAAGCTTTCCTTTGTAATTTCCCATTTTTATATAATGGAATGGTTACTCTAGTTGTTTTGCCCGGTTTCGGTCTTTGGGATTGAAGACCAACCAATTCAGAGACCTCTTCATCATCCACATCGTAACCGTTATTTTTAGCAAACTGTAATGCCCCATTAACTGCGGATGTGTATGTGTTGTGATACGGTACGTAATCACTTTTCAAATTCGTAAATATTTTCATTTGATTGTGCCTCTGTATTTTTAATTATTATCCTAAAACATTACTCGTAATGAACCACACCCCAAGACCGACTCCTTACTTGATCTCGAATGAATTCGTTATAAATCTTGTCGGCTTCCGCTTTATTCGTGGCTTTATCTCTAATTTCCTCAGCAAGTTTACGATTTACGTGCCACAGAGCAATCACGTGCTGTTTGACTCCGTCCGGAAGTTCATACAATTTACTAGGGATATTAAATTTAGAACCTCCTGAGGTCTTTTTACCTCTGGCATTGACAGATCTCAGTTTATAAGAACATGGTTTACAATGTTTGGAATTTAAAGAGCCATAATGGAACCCTAAACATTCAGGGCACTTCTTCTTTCTTTGAGTGCAATTGAATTTACATTTCGGACATTTAGTGCTGTGAATACAATTACTATAATGAATTGTTTCACATTTAGGACATTTATATTCCAGTAATTCCATCTCTTGAGCTTTAAATTTTGGCATAACTGTTACCCTTTAATATTTATTATTGGTTTTACTTTATCTACAACTTCTATATTGATACCATTTTGATATTCTAACACCACGTCTATATTTTTATACGCCATTGGGGATTCGTCTAATGTCGATTCATCCACTTTGGCGATAACACCGGATTCACTCATAATTTGTTTAAAACCTTCGATTGGTATCAGCTTTTTAGCCATTGACCTAGACATAACCCGTCCTGCGCCATGGGATGCGGATTCAAGAAATTCTTTATTGCCTAAACCCTTTGTAATATACACTCCATCTCTCATATTAGCGGGAATTACACCCATCTGACCAAATTTTGCCGGAGTAACTCCTTTCCTATGGCTAAAATAGACTTTGTCGTTTATTCTAACAGAATCAGCAAAATTATGATTTTCATTAATCTCGTCTGTGTATTCCTTAAACGATCTAACACCTAAAATTTTTGCCACTTCATCAGCCATTATACGCCTAGAAACCAACGCATATTCGGTGAAAAAATTCATATCCGCCCAATAAGCCAATGCGGGTTCTGAACCCCAACCAAAGAAACCATCCGGTAAATCTTTGTCTAATTGTTTTGAAAAATTGATGTAGTAATCGGCTACAATTTTACCCGCACCTCTGGAACCGGAATGGATAGTGATAACTACTTTTCCCGTCTTTTCAGATTCGCCCACTTCTATAAAATGATTACCACCACCTAAAGTGCCGATCTGGTGATATATTTTATCATTGACTCTTTTCTGGATATTTTTATTTGGGACGGACAATTTGAATTCATCGTAATCTTTAGGAATATTTCTAGACTGAAAACCTACAGGAATTCTCTTATAAATTTCCTCGGCTATCTTTTGTGCGTCTTTCCTAATATCTTCGGCGTTGACATCTAAGAAAACAGAAGTCATGCCGCAACCGATATCAACCCCGACACATGCGGGGGAAATTACACCTTCAAACAAAGCCACCGAACCTATTGGCATATAAAAACCATAATGAACATCGGGCATGACCGCCAGTCTCTCAAGGAATGGGAGGTTTAAGATATTATAAATTTGTTTTTGTGCTTCGTCTTCTATTTCGTGCATTGGTATTAATGTTTTGAGCTTTGGGTGTACCATAAAAATCCTACCTATATTAAATTTTTGTAAAATGGAGCGGGAGAGAATTGAACTCTCTGATATGGTCATTCCATTTGTCGGTCTACGCCATACCCAAACCCTTGTCCGCCCCTAATTCTAATCGAAACCCCACTAATCTACAAACTGGTTTCCATCCTCAATCCAAGTCACGCTTTCGATGTCAACGTGACCCTGATCAATCTTTGCAACTTAAGATTCCTTCAGAATATTCTTTAATTCTTCTTCTATCTCTTCAAGTGTATAGAATTTAGCTTCGTGGTAACCTATATCGTATTCATTCCACGATTGGGTACTTTGTTCTGAGATATTGTACATTTCTTTATTCTCTTGAACTTCCTTTAGAAGCTTTTTTATTTTATCTTCCATTTAAATCCTCCAAGTCCCACCTCTAAATTATGTCATTATAGTCTATGGATGGGGTTTTCAATTCCTTTATAAATTTAACAGCCAGTACATATAAATCTTTATCTTCTATATAAGGTTGTTTGATGTCATTTTCAACGAAACAACCAAATTTACAACTGGCGGGGTCAAATTGGATATGGGTTATGACCTTGCCTCGCCCGTCTAAAATATAATGGTCATCGTAACCCTGACCAGTCCTAACAACTTTATATTTACGCCCGTTTATTTTAAGTTCCATCTAATTCTTCCCTACTTAACCTCTTTAATGATCTTTGAAAAAATCAGGAAAGAGTTTTTTAATTATTTTTTCAGCCGTCTCTTCAAGGTCACCCATGGAAATATTCATTTCCGAAGAACCTAAATTAGATTCAGATATTAAAATTGTAAAATCGTCACCTCTAGAATATAATTGATGTCTAACCTCTTTAATAATCCCTTTTTTAGTGACCTTTGATTCATCATAATCGTTTAACCAAAGAAGATTAATTGTAGCCCATCTAAGTTCATATGCGGAAACTAAAAATTCTATGTTCACTTTGGCAACCGGAGTACTATGAGTTGTTTTATATTTAGCTTTCATTATCAAACCTCATCCTTATTAAATTTGTATTTCTAAATCCAACGATAACCGTGAATATAACCCCAAACAATAGAAGCCGCAATTTTAGGACTAAACTGTGTTGTGTATAAAACAGGGTTGTAATCGTAACTACCATCTTCGTCTCTCTTTATTTTATAAAGAACGTATCCACGTTCGAACATTTGCTCAAAACGAACTATAAACCCATTTTCAGTTGGTGATGACATATCCCATACTTGACCGAAGATTTTTTCATAAGCTTCTTTAAATTGAACTTCTTTAGATTTTCCCATTGTAATCTTACCTCTCTTATAATTTCCACTTTTTTATAAAATTGGTAATATTTAATTTTTAATATTAAAAACGGCGGAGTGGCTTTCACACCAAACCGCCGTACAAAATAAGAGAGATTCTCTGTGAAAAAACTTATGATACGCTTGACTAGAGCCAGTGATTTCACTTCTATTATATTGACCTGCCTCGTCAGTAACAGTAGGTCATTCCTGTTAGACTAGCGGATACGACTATTGCCATTCCGCTAGTTTCGGCGTTTAATTAGCCATTAGAGCTTTGAGCAGGTCGCTTCTGCAGTATTTCCGACTGATTCCAGCCACGGTAATCCCAGTTTTTACTTGGTTGTCGGAGACTAGTAGTCACCTTCCCAACAGCCAACTCATTTTAAATTCAGGTTAACCACAATCACACCACCAGTCGAAGCATTGACCCAAGGGTCTGGTGTGAAGACTTGAGAAACCTACCGATTCGATTCGATGGAACAAGTTGCCGAATCATGTAGTCCATATGTTGATCTCTTTAGTCTTAGTGAACTCTCTAATAACGACCCAGTGCCGTCCGTTTAACTGGTAACTCAACACTGTGAAACCAGACTATTAAAAAGTTCACTAAGGGGCTGAACCCACGCATCCTAGAGTGTCAACCCTTATTTTTAATATCCTCTTAAGTTAGGATGCTTTCACAAACTGGGAACTCCCGGCAACCTACTGATTACCTTCGTTTCACTTATAACAGCTCGTTCCTTAAGAGACTTGGTTTTGCGCCATTCGCCTTTACCATCTTAATGGGAGGCTGAATTGGCTAGGAAATCTCGCTAACCTTCTTCTTTTTTATAAAACTGAAAATTTTAGTTTTTAATACTTCCACAATTGAAAGCATCAGTCAATTTGTTTAGCATATCTTGATTACTATGATTGAGAAATGTGTCCACAAGACCGAACACATCTTTGTCTACACCTACGAGCGTATTTATTTCGCTGTACTTGTTAGACAGATTAATATTATTTATAAGATAATTCAAACACCCATCCAACCCGTCTGTATTAGAAATACTTAGTAATTCCTCTCTGTGATCTCCGTTCAGCAGGAGGAACACTCTTCCACCCACCACTATTGCAGTAGTATCACACCCATAATCGGACGATCTTCTATTATAACTAAGATAATAACCATCAAAATGCACAGTGCTATTGGGTGTCATTTCATTTGTCACTGGCATTCTTTCATATTTAAATTTTTTATCTAACATTTTATGTTACCTCTTTTATTTTGTACTTTTTTATAAAATTGATAATATTTAATTTTTAATATTAAAAAAGTCTGGGAATAACCTTTTTATAATCTTTTCAGCCATTTCTTCTAAGTCTTTCATGGTTAGTTCATCATTACCCAATCTTGACTCAGATATTAAGATCGCAAATTCATCCCCTCTTGTATGTAATTGTTGCCTAAGTTCCTTAATAATTCCCTTTTTAGTAACCGCAGACTCGTCATAGTCGTGCAACCAAAGAAGGTTGACAGTTGCCCATTTAAGATCGTATGAATCCACTAAAAATTCTACGTTTATTCTAGCAAGTGGGTTGCCCCTAACAGATTTGTATTTGGCTTTCATGTCTAACCTCTCTTATTAAATTTGATCATACGGCGTGTGTTGGAAAACCCACAGTCGTATAAAAAAAGCGATGATATTACTTTTTCATGCTTTGTTGTTGAATTAAATCCCAATGCGGCGAAAACTGAAACCCCACCATGGGTTCCAACAGTGAACTGCACATATTCCTCTAAGTATAAATTACCTCTATACCTACGTGCTATAGCGTATACATGACCGTGATGAAGTTCAGGTTCTACCTCTATTTCCCAACCTTTACTTTCGGACTGAAGAATCATCTCGTTTATAACTCGTTTTTGTGAATTAGTCATGAAATTTTACCTCTCTTATTTTGTACTTTTTTATAAAATTGGGGGTATTTAATTTTTAATATTAAAAACGGCGGAGTGGCTTTCACACCAAACCGCCGTACAAAATTGGGAGAGATAACTGTGGAGAAATTGACATGCTTGACTAGAGCTAGTGATTTCACTCTTTATAAAATTGGTCAAAAATTTACTAAGTCATGGCTGGTCATTTATAGGCAACCATTTAACTTTTGACGAATCGCCTTTATTATCGCCTCGCACCATGAAATAGAGTTCGTTTAATACGAACCACAGACGTTATAACTTTTGATCAGTGTTTAACGTCCTCTCTTGTTGGATGTTATTTCGTGACTCAATTAGAATCACTTAGGCATTAACATTTTCTTAATCGTCCAACACGACCTTATCCGAACTCCGGAGCTAGGAAGGAATTAGCGGAGCTACTTACACCTAGCCCATAGAGTTCCTGTTTAGTTGCAAACAGCGGATACGCACTAACCGCTGAATATTTAATGGAGGCGGTGGGAATCGAACCCACGTCCAAAAGACTGTACTCGTTTTATTTTGTTTACATGTTTAGTAATTTTTGAATTAACTAAGCGAAATAAATCACAAAATTCGCCTATTCCGTGACTTTGTATGCCCATTTTATGGGTTCAAATCGAAGTACCTAAAGCCAATACCCCGATTAGGTTCGTGCTATTTTTAGCATTCGTCAGGAAACACTCAACCTTTATGACGATGCCTAGGGTTTAAGCGTTACCCAGCTACTAAGCTACAAGAGCCATTGGCTGAGCAAATGCGTTTTCATCGTTAGCATTTACTTAATTTGAGTCTATAACCGTATACTCAACGGACATGAACAAAACGCCTCTTGTCCTCTGTCGAAACCATGCGCCCCCTAATATTTAATTTTCTAACATCTTCTTATTTTTTATAAGACTGAAAATTCCAGTTTTTAATAGGGAGGGTATACACCCTCCCCGTAAATTTCTAAAGGTCTTCTAACATTTTAGTGAGTTCTTCCACAGACTTATTAGCTATAGCTTCATCTTGCTTATTAGCAATAAGTTCAAGGATTTTAGCCTTTTTAGCCTTGCGTTCAGCAACTTGTTCTTGCTCCTCACGTTCTTTGAGCCTAACGTCAATTATGTATTTGACGATTTCGAAAGAAACCTTGAGATCAGTACTCTCTTTGGTTTCAGCCGATTTTTCGACCACAAAAGATTTGGTCTGCTTGCCCATAGTTTCATCGAGATCGATGGCTATAGAGTCCAAGTCTATACCATTGTTACTCTTAAGTGGGAGTTTCCACAGGTCTTCCACTGTAAGGGTTCCTTTTGAAGAAACAAATCTTAATTTGTTCCTTGATGCGTATTCAAACATTTTTTCCATTTTCATCCTCCAAATGATACTTCGTATATTTTTGTGCTTCCGTCTTTATTGACTTTGAAAATAGCCTTTTCTTTTTTAGTAGACGAAATTCCTATACCGCTCAGTTGTTCATCAGAACGAGGCACTCTGAGTTTATTACCAAGAACCTCAAATACCTTTCTATGAGGTTGGTAATCGTTATTCAGAAATTCATTGTACAAACCTCTTATGTCTTCGGAATTTTTACATCCCTCAAGCGTAAAGAAGTAATGTTTATTGCCAATTTTATTGTCATCCCAATAGTTAGGAGAATACGAAATGGCATCCACTTTAACAAAAGAATTCATGTTGATATCCCAAAGCTTAAAAGGTCTGGTATTTTCCTGCAGATGTTCTTTTACGATTTTAACTTCACCATTTAAATATTCAAACTCAACAACCATTACATCATCGTTAGTCTGAAGACTTCTATCACAAACGTAAGTTCGTGTCTTGCCGTCGATCTCAAACTCAACAGTGAAACCCACATCAGCCGTTCCCCGTTTATTATATTGATTAACTAACACTATATACTTACCCGGTTTAAGATCGGAAATTTTGTTATAACAAACATTTTCCACCGGGTCTATTGAATTCATTCTTCCACCAGCGTTCATATCTACATCAAGTGTACCACCAGTATACCTACTTCTCTTATTACCGAAATGAATACGTTCTCCCCCGGGTTCAATCACGTGGATATCGAGATCGTCAGAGTTGTGCCAACCCAACGAAACCCTAATTTCCCCATTCACGTTACCACCTGCGGATTTAACACGTTCCTTGATAGAATCAGTCACGTCTCCCACGTAAGCCCACGAAAAGTTATTACCCCACTTAAGGATATTCTTAGCCTCAGAGTCCGCCGGAGCGATAAGACTGAACATGTTGCTTTTAAACTTACCATCGGCAAACATTTCGATGCTAGAAGCATTTGGGATTACACCGTGAATAAAATCGTCAGCCGAAATAGGGGTTGTTCCCTTAACAGAGGAAGATTTTACTGATTCATCCTTAAGTTCGTCAAAAATCCCCTTAGCCTCTTTGACCGATCTGTCAGCGTATATTACATTGTTGATGGTTATATCATCAAGTTTAGCGTATCTTCTCTGAAGAGCTGACTCGATTCCTTCATCCTTTACAAATTTTTCAGCTTCTTCAACCATACGTTTTGTTATAAGAGCCTTAGGTCTTTTGTAATTAGTGGGAGCTACTTTAGACTCAAAAGACTTAACAGCCGACTCCTGATCTATACCTTCCGAAATATCCACAAGAAGCGTACCGATGACCGTGTTCTTAATTAGAACCGAATTATCTGCCGTTCTTATATTGTTCCATACATAAAAATTCTTCTGTGTATCAGAGGAATTTTTGCAATTAGTCAAGTGAATGCGGAAATCCTCAAGGGATTTCTTAAACTCCTGACCTCTGTATATAAGGTTGTCGTTAATTAGACTTAGTACATCATCAACCGCTTCAACAGTGATTTTCTCAAGACCGCCTTGAAATACTGTTTTTTTAGACAGCGTTTCGGATAATTTAACGTTAACATCGGTTCTACAATAAGATGAAGACCCTTTATCAAGTTCAACATAGAAGTGGTTCCACGTATGAACTCTGTCGCCTTCTCTCATTTCGTGGGAAGATTTAGTGCCAAACTTAGTCTCGTTAGTGATGAACGCATTTTTAACTTCTTTTGATTTTACATAAGAAGCCATAGCATCTGCAACTACTTGATAATGACCACCAACTTCAACGTCCCATATTGACTTGAGACCGTCACTTATTGTTACTACATTACCGACAGCCCTGATGAACTGTTTGCAACAGTTACAGTCATGTTCTGTTCTTTCCCTGAATATAAGATTTGAACCTTCGGGAAATGATGAAAGATAAACTTCCCATATTTCGTCTTTGTTTGTGTCAGTTACAAACATATCTTTTGTTTGCATTTGGACAAAGTTGTCGTATACTTTATCCCTAAAAATTTTGAAATCCATAATTGTCTCCTAGAAATTTGTTATTGGACTTTCTTTTATAAAACTCCCTAGGTAGGGATTGAACCTACAAACCTTCCGGTTAACAGCCGACTGCTCTGCCAAATTGAGCTACTAGGGATTGAAACTGGGGGTGATGGGTTCGAACCACCGACCTTCTGAACCAAAATCAGACGTTCTTCCAACTGAACTAACCCCCAATTAAAAAATGCGAAAGGCGGGAATCGAACCCGCACAGAGCTAAGCTCCGAGGGATTTTAAAATACGGGTGGTCGGAATCGAACCGACGATGTTTACCTCTTGGGTATGAGATTTTAAGTCTCATGCGTTTCAACCAATCTTCGCCACACCCGCTTATTCAAATTGTTCGTAATCCTCTAAGTATTTTATAACACTACAACCTTTCCCATTTAATCTTATATTTTTAGAGTATTTATTAACCACACTAAACGGAACTATATATAAATTCTCTGTTGCCAAATCAACCAACACAAAAAAGTCAATTTCGTCGTCCATAGTATAAATAACCCTCGTGTATTCTCCTTTGATGTATCTATTTTTGACAACAGATACGACACAGTTGCGATTATAAGCGGATTTTATTTCACATTTATAAAACTTACCTGATTTACCTTTAACACAAATGTCGTAAGAGGAAGATGGTAAAATGGGGCTTAAAACTTCAAGCCCCATTCTAAGTATTTTATAACTAACCAACGACTGGGCTATTAAACCTCTATCGTGGGGTTTAATGTTGTCCATACCACAACTTTTAATTAAAAGTTTGTTTCTTAAAGATTCAATCTCTGAATCTTTTTCTTTCAATCTTCTGCGTAATTCGCTATTAGAATTACTATATTTAGGGTCTAATTTTCCGTGTGTATTATTAACTACGTCTTTTCTGAAGGAGTTTCTTTCCAACTTAGTTTTAAAATGTTCTTCTTCTATTTCATTACATATTTTAGCAACAGTCGTGCTTCCTATGTTTAACTCTGTGGCTATTTTACTAAAAGACATTTTTTGATTTATTCTTAAATCCTTAATCCTGTTTAAGTCGTATTTCATCACGTTACCCCGTATGTTTTCTTAAATTAAAACATACTAAATACACACTTGTTAATATAAGTCCCTTGTGTCTACCTATTCCACCACAATCGCATCAATTTCTAAAAATACATAAGCCCGAACTATGTCGGGCTTTAATATCTTATAACTAAATAGTATAACAGAATTTTATTGAACGACCTCGCCATTATTTAAATTAATCTGCCAATTGGGTTCGTACCCACCCGATTCCATTATTCCCAGATCGGTGTATTTAGAAATAACATCAGGGTCTAACCAAACGTCCACTTCATCGTTATCAACTTTATTTAAAACCAAAGCCTCAGCGATAGCTTTAAGTGGAACTCCAAAGTCCTCGGCTTGAGATAGGAAGTGTATCTCTGAGATTATTTCTGTTTCATTTATACTATTTTCTTTGAGAATTCTACTTAAATATTTATCTTTAAGTTTTACACCTGCGCCTACAAACACTTTCATTTTTAACCCTCCTGTATGATTTTATACTAAAAGCTAAAAATCATACCCTTCTTTGACATCTTTAATCCACGATTCCAAAGTCCAATCTTTATTTTTAATACCATTATAAACCCAACTAGCTACTTCGTAATAAAGATCATTTCTTGTAAACTCTTCCAATGGCACGTCACCGTCGTATATATCCTCTGCTAATTCCCAGATTTGGTTTTGGTCGAATTCTTCGGCTAAAACTTTGACAATTTTGTCTAATTGACCAGACTTTACATTTTGTTCACTCACAAATATTTTCATTTTAATTCTCCTGTGTTATTTTATATTTAGTATTAATTATCGCTATAAACAATTTACCGTCTCCGTCTTGATCGCCATACGTCCCGTGGATTTTAGAAATATTTTTATTCCACGATTTAACTAAATTCTCAACACCAAATTTATCGGCTATTGTGTATTGGAAATTTCTAATTTGTTCATCAGCCATAAAAGATGCCAATTCTTCTAAATGGAAATCTTCTATTTCATCTGGTTCTGTGATATAAATATAATCTGATATCAAATAAAAAAGACTTTCAGCGTCTACCTTCCACATGTCTTTAAGAATTTTAAATATTTGATCATTAACAACATGATCTCTCATTAAATCGTTTGAATCAACAAAATTCCTGAGATCAATTTCGGTAGACATAATAAATTTGCCATAAGCATCCGCAACTTCTTTGTCATTACTAAAATAAATTCCAATACCCTCTTGAGCATTAGAATCCTCAGTCAACATAAATTTAGGGTCTACTTGACTGAATTTTTTATTTCCACCATGATAAACTTTAAGTTTAGAATTAGCGAATATTTTCATTTTAATTTTCCACTCCGAGGTTTTTCAGAACATTATTGAGTTTATCCATGTCGTTATATTTTAATTCTATTTTATAAGAGAATATAATCTTTCCTTTTGCCCCGGATATATGAATATAAGAGTCCCTCTTTATAGAATCGGCATCAAATAAACTTAATAGCTTGTCCATGTCCTTTTTTATTCTACTCTCTATTTTTTGTACATCATTAGTTGTTAATGGAGGAGCTGAAATTGGCTGTAAAAATTGAACAATCAAGTTTTTATTTTCATACTTTATAAAAACTTTACTCCCGGTAGGAACCATTCTATGCTTAATTTCTTTAAAACCGAAATGATTTAAATCGTTAGTAATCTCTTCCATGTTAGCAAATATTTTCATTGTGATCACCTCATCGTTAATAAAATTATCAATATAAAACCTAAACACAAAAATGGGGAATCAAATTGATTCCCCATTGTAACTTAACCAAGCGTGTTTTAGATTATAGCTTTGTCGATATCTGAATCGCTGAGAGATATTTTAAGGTCTTTACCCAGAGCTTCGCACCAAAGTTGCTCTTTAGCGGGGGGTACGATACCTACAAGGATTTTCTTTTCCTCAGACTTGAGTTCAAATCTCTTACCATCTTTGGTAACAGTTTCTACAAACATCTCGAGGTCTTTAAGGACTGCATCAGAAACAGAACCATTTCTATTCACTTCACCGCCGAACTTAGCGGATGCTTTGATGAGTCTTTTAGCGGATGAACCGACTGCAGGAACAGACTTCTTAGATATCTTAAGAAGAGTCTTAAGTTCCGGTGTCATATTGGCTTTAAGAAGTGCTATTTTTTGGATTGATGAAGTAAGCTTTCTGACTTCCTCAATAACTTCTTCAACAGTGTCACACTTTTTAGGTTCGTAAACTGGTTTGGCTGATCTTTTAGGACTAGTTTTCTCAGTTGTGCCTGAAAGAACCTGCTCTTTCTTAACAACTCTTTCGGTTTCCATAATTTCAAGTACATCAACCTTTGCGAAAGTCTTAGATCTACCACCTTTTTGACCTTCTTTGCGAGCTTTGATTTCCTCACCGTTTACATCTACTACGACGTATGTTGTTTCTTCTGATTTGAATTTGTCTCCAATTACTACAGTTTTCATAAAAATTCCTCCTTAGAAATTTGTTGTTTTATTTTGTACTTTTTTATAAAATTGGGAATATAAAATTTTTAATATTTATTTTAACCAATGCTTGACATGTCTAAAGGCTATTTCAGAGTATAAATCTCTAAATAGTATATCTATAAAAATATTGGAAATCTTTTGAGCTTTAAAAACGTCAACTTCATCTAAATCGTTTAATCTAGTGTATGGATTTTTTAGTTTAGAAAATCTACTGTTTTTTACTTTTAGATCGTCTAACCCCCCAAAATACGTGTCTGTAAGCATATCTCTCATCAATTTAAGAGACACGTTTGGCTTTGAACCCACCTTAGGAACATTATAGCTTCTTATGTCATCCATCCAAATGTTTATATCTTTTATCCAGTCGTCTACGTCATCCGGACGAACACTATGGTAAGCATATATTTTCCATATATGGTCAGCTACTGGTTTCAATAACGACTCTATTTTATCTATAGCCCACTTTCTTGGTCTACCCATTCCGAATATAAACATTTGAATTACCTCTTAGAATTTATGTTTTTTATAAAATTGACAATATTTAATTTTTAATTGGAATAATTCAACTTTAATTTATTCATCCAAAAATTATCAACGACATCCATTGGAGTTTTTAAATGATATGGGGAGTTGACTATGTGCTTCACAACTGCATGCCTAAGTTTATCTTCTATATTTTGTTCAAAATATTTCTTTAGGTGTTTTTCGTTTTTCTTAACAAACTGATCATAACTATAATTCCAAGCAACTATATTCAGCGGAATGAGTTCATACGCATCAATTTCATCATTAGAGAGTCTGTCTTCGTAAGTTACAACCCCATATTTAAATTCGGGGTAATCCTTATTAATTTTAAATGGTTTATTGGGAACATTTCCGTGAGCTATAGGTCTTTTATTTACACCATACCACCACTTAAATGTATCGCTTGCGAATATTTTCATTTTTAGTCTACCCACATAACTTTTTTAAATTGACTTATTGCATTCCAGATCGACTTATCATTTGCTGATTTGATCATATCAACCAAATCAACATAACCCCGATACTCTTTTTCTATAACACCTATAGCCTTTTTAAGTTTATTAACTAAAGCTTTGTTATTAGCGTGAGCTTGTATATCAGCTTCAAGACCAGCGATTTGTTTAGCGTGATATTTAGAATTAATAATTTTATCTAAATAGCTAAGCATAAGCTTCTTAAATTTATCGATTTCAATCTTTTCAATTTGACTTCCTGGGACATTTAAGTCATTAATATCCTCAAGTTGATCTTTAAATTCTTTTTTCATTTTGGTTCTATCTATTACATCATACCATAACGCTACAGCAATTGATTTAGTCCCTATTTGACGTATTTCGCCTGATTCTCCATCCCATTCAGCATCATACCAATCCTTTTTGAAAGCTTGGTCTATGTCTTCATCTCCGGTAAATTTA